CCGCCGCAACCGGCGTACCTGGCCCCGTCATTCGACAGTGGGCGCGGCGCGGAAAGATCCAGAAGTTCTCCGGCGAAGGCCGACTCACCGGCAACGGGCACGAGTTCAAGACCATGTACGCCCTGCCCGAGATACAGCAGCAGGCCGAGCGCTACCGGCCCATGCCGCAGCGCGCACCCAAGGCCGCCTGAGACCGGGGCGGTCCGCTCATGCCGCCCCAACCCGCCGTCCGTAACGCCCCCGTCGCGGACGGCGGGGCCCAAAGCCTGGAGAGGTGCCCATGCTGGAAGTGTTCTGCTACACGGTCGGCTTCGTACTCCTCGCGCTGGCCGCCCTGCTTCCCGCCACCGTCCGGCGCGACCGCCTCGCCTACGCGGGGCTTGCGCTCTGGCTGCTGCCCACCACAGTGCACGCACTGCAGAGGTAGCTGTGGCTTCCCGCTACGAGGCTCCAGACGAAGACCTGGACGACCCGCCAGTGCAGTGCTGGCACACGGAACCCGACAGTCCTTGCGACTGGGACATCTGCCGCCAACCTGAACGGCTCGCCGCCGGCGGCTACGGCACCGACCCAGCCCTAGACCGCGACCCGTCATTCGACGGATGATGCCCCTCGGCACACCAGCCCTGGGGGATTCATGCAGTTTCGAAGAGTCGCCTGCGCAGCCCTGCTCATCACGGCCGCAGCAACCGCATGTAGCGACAGCAAGCCCGCCGTGCACCACTACAGCAGCGCGCAGAAGATCGCCGACACGCTTGAGGCCCACGGCCTGACCGTGTCCATGCTGCACAAGAGCACGGACGACACGTACATCAGCGAGGTAGGCGGCAGCACCTACGACTTCACCGTCTCCGACAAGGCCGGCCAGCCTGCGGTGGGGGACAGCGGGATCAACCTGTTCCCCAACGCCAAGGCCCTGGACGCCTGGACGGGTATCTCGCAGGGCATGGGCGGTATCGCTGTCACCGGTGATACGTGGGCAGTCAGCCTCCCCACCACCAGCACAGCAGCCAGGGCGGACAGCAAGCGCCTGGCGCCGACGGTGGCCAAGGTACTCGGCGGCACCGTGCAGCAGTGAGCGGGAGACGGCATGGCGTACAGCAAGGGCCGCGCCGGGACCGCCTGGAACAAGCTGCGCACCCAAGTCTTCTCCGAGGAAACGCACTGCTGGATCTGCGGTAAGTGGGTCGACCAAGAGCTTCCCCGCACGCACCCGATGAGCCGCACCGTGGACCACGTGATCGAGCTGTGGCAGCAGGGTGCACCGACCGACCGTGCCAACTGCCGGCTTAGCCACAGGCGGTGCAACACCAGCAAGTCCAACAGGACCCGTGCCAGAGGACGTCCACGCGCCTCGTTCACGGTCAACACGGCAGCCCTCTAACCGAACATCAGCACCCTGCGGCTAGCTACCGCAGGCAGGAAGCCCCGAGTCTCCCGGCTCGGGGCTTCCGCATTTCCGGGAGAAGATCGTGGCGAAGAAGCCAGACACCCCATGCGCAGGCGGATGCGGCAAGCTCCTGTGGAGTGGACGTACATCCCTTCCAGCAGGACAGCGGAAGTGCTGGGACTGCCGCCGTGGTGCGAACTCTGTCGGAGCCGATGGGCGTGGCGGTCCGTGCAGTAACTGCGGCCACCCAACGCAACCTCACCGAAAGACGTGCTCGACCGCGTGCGCTAGGGCGCGGCAGGCCCTGCAGTTTCAGCGAATGGCTGCCAACCCAAGCCTTCGGGGAGCAGGCCGGTGCTACGACTGTGACAAGTCGACCGAACGTGGCGCCACGGCCTACGGTCGGTTCTGCGTAACCTGCGCTGAAATGCGTAGGCGTGCACGTGATTCACGGAAGGTCAGTAAGCGCCGGACGGCGCAACGAATCACAGACATCACAGCACAGTTCGAGCGGGACCTTCGGATGCGTGCTGGTCACTGCCCGCTATGCGCCACACGGTTGACCGATGCACCCCATCAGCCGAACAGCAAGAACCTAGACCACATCGTCCCCATCTGCATGGGTGGCACGCACACCATGGGGAACGTGCGGATCATCTGTAGGACATGCAATCTGACTCGCCCCAAGGATGGCTCAGACGTCACTGAGGATCAGCTAGAGCGGTGGGCTCGGGACGTCCAGTGTGTCGATGAGATCAAGCCGAGGATCAAGGCGAGCATCGAGGCGAGGACAGCAAGCAAGACGTGCCGATGTGGAAGACCGATGGTCAAGCAGTCCTGCCCGGACTGCCCCATGCGCCTCGAAGCCCAGATGCGGCGATCCCAACTCGGGCGTGACGCGGCTCGGCTGCGGGCCGAGGGCCTGAAGTGGCGTGAGATCAGTCAGGCCCTGCGGTTGAGTAACACCGGGACCGTGTACCAGTTGGCCTGGCAGTACGGAGCCTCCGAGGTGAGGGTGCAGTGGCCCAGGGATCGTAGATGGATCACGCCAGAGGCCGCCTGACCTGCGGAAACGCTCGCGTGTGTGAGGAATGTCCGTTTTTTCCTGTGACCTCGCGTTGACCCGACTCCCACCTGAAACCCCTCCCCCCCCGTAAAAAAACACGAGGGAAGATGATCATGGAGGGGGTCTCCGTGGCGGTTCCGACTGAACCCGCGGGGCTTGGCGCCCGTGGCCGGCGGTTGTGGCGGGATTCGCTGGTGCAGGCGGCTCTGACTCCGGCTCATCTGGTGATCCTGGAGGAGGCTTGCCGTATCTCGGACCGGCTTGACCTGCTGGATTCGATTATCCGAGGTGCCGCGGCGGGGGTCAAGGCCGAGGAGTTGAATGCCGGGGATTTTCAGCGGTGGCTAGCTGAGTCCCGGCAGCAATCGGCGACTCTCAAGGCGCTTCTGGCTGATATCCGGTCCAACTCGGCGGCATCGGCTGCTCCTTCGTCCAAGTCGGCTGACGGTTCGGGGGGTGCGGGTGTCTCGGACCTCTCGGCGCGTATCGCTGAACGGAAGCGACAGGCCAAGGGTTGAGCTGGCGCCGCCCTACGAGTACACGCTGGGTCCGGAGGCTTGCGAGCTGGCGAAGCGGGCGGGTCTGGTCGCGGATCCGTGGCAGGCGGACGCGGTGAACCTGATGTTGGCGTGCCGCGATGACGGCAAGTGGGCCTGCTACGAGTACGCCGAGATCGTGGCGCGACAGAACGGCAAGGGCTCGATCCTGGAGATTCGGGCTCTCGCTGGGTTTCTCCTGCTGGGCGAGCAGTTGATCATGTGGAGCGCCCACGAATACAAGACGTCGATGGAGGCGTTTCGCCGCTGCCGGACGCTGTTGCGCCGTCTGGGCAAGCAGGTGAATCCGAATAACGAGAACCTCTGGGATATCGACGGCGTCCTCGTCAAGTTCGTCAACACGAACGGCGAGGAAGGGTTCGAGCGTCTCGACACCGAGGCCCGCATCAAGTTCGTGGCCCGCAGCAAGGGATCAGGGCGCGGCTTCTCCGGCGACCTCGTCATCATCGACGAGTCGTTCGCGTTCACGGCGGAGCAGCAGGATGCGCTGATGCCCGCGATGGCGGCACGGCCGAACGCGCAGATCATCTACACGTCGTCGCCGCCGCTGAACGGCGAGTCCGGCGAGGTCATGTTCAATCTGAAGCGCCGGGCGGACGAGGGCGGGGACGACAGTCTGGGGTGGCGGGACTGGGGTGTCGCGGGCGACCTCGACCACCTCGACGACATCGACTTGGACGACCGGCGTTTGTGGGCGGCTTCGAATCCGGCGCTGGGGAAGCGGCTGACGGAGGAGACGATCCTCCGGGAGCGCCGCTCGATGGGCAACGCTGGCTTCGCGCGAGAGCGCCTTTGCATCTGGCCGAAGATCACCCAGGGCAACACGGTAATCGACCCGGCGGCGTGGGCGGGGCTGGCGGATCAGTCGTCGGAGCGGGATCGCGATTCCGGGGTGGCGATCGGCCTGGACATCAGTCCGCTGCGGGACTACGCGGCGGTGCAGGTGTACGGGCTGCGCTCGGACGGCCTCGGCCATACGCAGCTCGCGGACTATCGGCCGGGTACGAAGTGGTTGATCCCGCGGCTGAAGGAACTGCGGGAAGCGCTCGGCCCCATCTCCATCGCGATGGGGCGCGGCACATTCGCGTTCCTGGAGACCGCGCTGGACGCTGCAGACTTCCAGCGTCCGGAGGATCCGGACGCTCCGCAGCCTGGCGATCTGGCGGTGACGAATGCGGTCGACATGGCGGCGGCGGCCGGCCAGCTGCTGGAGGCGGTGCGGGAGGAGAACTTCCGCGTCGTGCCGAACCGGCACCTCGACGTGGCGGTCGCCAGCGCGAAGACGAAACAGACGGGCGAAACGATCGCCTGGACGGTGAAGGGCGTGGACGGCGACATCAGCCCGCTGGTGGCGATGACGCTGGCCCGCTGGTCCTACGTGACCCGGTCGCATCTGCTCGAGGGTAGCCAGTACGACGTCTTGCAGTCGATCTTTTAGGGAGCGTCATGGCATTCAGGCGGTGGTTCCGCCGCGCTTCTGAGCGTCAGACGCCGGAAGATGCGGGGCCGGTCCTCGTTGGCGACGTGTGGATGGATGCACGGGGTCGCTCGTCGAGTGGCTGGCGTTCTACCGCGCGCGCCACCTGGGGGCGCCGGCTTGGGCTGGCGATGCGCGGCTTCAGGAACGCGGGCGCTTGGCTCGTAGGAGTCGAGTCGAGGTCGGGCGAGGAGAAGCGCTCCATCGATTCCGTGCCGTGGGGGCAGGGGGGCGGTGTTGGCGGCGGTTCGGTCAGTGTGGACCGGGCCTTGCGGTTGGCTCCGGTCTACGCGGCCGGCCGGATCCTGGCGTCGAACATTGCTGCTGCCCCGTTGCGGCAGTTCCGGGAATCGGGCGGAACGGTCCAGCAGTTGCCGCTGTCCAGTCTTTTCGCGAGCCCGTCGGTGCAGGGAAACCTCAACGACTGGATCTGGCGGGCCGTCCTGTCGATGGTGTACCGGGGCAACGCGGTTGGTTACGTCACCGCGCGGGACTATCTGGGCTATCCGACGATGGTCGAGTGGCTGCCTATGGACTGGGTGCAGGTCATCGATTCGATGCCGTCCGGACCCGGCTCGTTCGTCAACCCGATCTGGCACGTTCTCGGCAAGCAGGTCGACGCGACGGACATCGTCCACATCCCATGGTTCACGCTGCCGGGCAGGGTGCTTGGGCTTAGCCCGATCGGTGCGTTTGCCTCGATGGCGAACACGAACCTGGCCGCGCAGGAGTACATGGAGGCGTGGCACGCCACGGGCGGCGTCCCTCCGGGAACGTTCAAGAACACCACTCAGACGGTGGACCAGGCGGACGCCGCCGTGGTGAAGACCCGCTTGATGGATGCGATCCGTACCCGTCAGCCGATCGTGTACGGCAAGGACTGGGACTACAACCCGATCACCGTGCCTGCCTATGAGGCGCAGTTCATCGCGACGCTGAAGCTCGGGGCGACGCAGCTGGCGGCGATCTACGGGGTGCCGCCGGAGCTGATGGGCGGAGAGACCGGCGGATCGATGTCGTACTCCAGCCCGGAGCAGCGCGAGATCGAGCTGATCCAGCTGACGCTGCTCCCGTGGATGAGCAAGCTCGACTCGCACCTGTCGATGCTCACTCCGCGCGGGCAGTGCGTGCGGTTCGACGCAGATGCTCTGATCCGCCTGGATCCGCTGACCCGCTGGTCGATCTACGAGAAGCAGCGGCTCATCGGCGGCGCAAGCATCGACGAGATCCGCAACAAGGAAAACATGCCGCCGCTGCCAAACGGCCTAGGCCAGGACTACACGCCGCTGCCGATCGCATCAGGCATGTCGATCACTCCGCCGGCGATCCGCGGCAGTGCCGAGGACCCTCGGCTTCGCCTGATCCAGGGGAGTGAACAGAAGCATGGCTAAGCAGGACACCACCACGCCGACCGCCGTAGGAGGCAGCACCGTGGATATCGAACGCCGGTACACCTCCGGCGACACAGGCAAGGCCGAACTTCGCGCCGACAACGGAGCCAAGAGGATCGGCGGCTATGCCGCGGTCTTCAACCGGCAGTCCCGCAACCTCGGCGGCTTCGTCGAGGTCGTGGACCCGATCGCCTTCAACCAGTCCCGCGGTGACGGCTGGCCGGAGGTGATCGCCCGCTACAACCACGACGATAACCAGCTGCTCGGCACGACTGCGGCCGGCACGCTGCGGATGAGCCTGGACGCCTACGGGCTGTCCTACGACGTGCTGCCGCCCGCCGCGATGGGGCACGTGGTGGAGCTCGTCGAGCGCGGCGACGTCCGCAAGTCGAGCTTCGCGTTCCGGACGGTGGCCGATGACTGGGCGACGACCGAGCAGGGCTACCCGCTGCGCCGGCTGACGGGCGTCCAGCTCGTCGACGTCGCCCCGGTCAACACGCCGGCCTACCCGGACAGCACCGCAGGTCTGCGGTCACTGGCGGACAAGTTCAGCGCCGACCTGGAAGAGGTCCGCTCGCTGGCCGACGCGGACGAGCTCCGAAAGTTCTTCGTCCGGACGGATGGCCCGCAGCCCAAGAAGGTCGGTCGCAAGGGGATGTTCGGTCCGGCCGCGGCCGCGGTCCTTCTGGGTCGCAAGGAAGACCCCTACGTCTGAGGCATTTGCCTCGCCCCTGAAGCCCCTCGTTACGCGAGGGCGGCATTTCATCCTTGGACCGCGTAGTCGCGCCGCCACGGCGCCGACTTGGGATCTCCCGGTCGGTGTCCACTCTGGGCGCGGTGAAGCACACAACGGGATGGATGCGACACGAGGAAGGGATCAGCGGACCGCCGGTTGCGAAAAGGCGCCGGCCGCCGGCACCCCACGGGGTGCGGGACCGCGAGGGCTCCCCGTTCGAAATCGATTTCGACCGGACGAGGAGTCCACACCCATGTCTGAAATGGTTCAGAGGCTGCGTGAGCGCCGCGCCAACGTCTGGGAGCAGATGAAGGCGATCGCCGACAAGGCCGCGGAGGACAACCGCAACTTCAGCCCCGACGAGCAGGGCTCGTGGGATGCGATGAACGACGAGCTGGACAAGCTCGACGCCCGCATCAAGTCCGCACTCGACACCGAGGCCCGCGCCAAGGAGGCGGACGAGGCCTTCGACCGGCTGCACAATCAGGGCTCCGGTTCGGGGCAGCGCGGGGGAGGCTCTCAGCGCAGCAGCCAGGGCGGCGGCACCGCGACCTCGCAGCGCGCCGCGCAGGGCCCGGCGGCTGGGAGTGAAGGCGACCGTGGTGATGAGCTGCGCTCGTTCCTCCGCGGCGAGCGTGGCCGCTTCTACGATGTCGCCCCGGACGGGCCGGTGGACTACCGGTCGCTGGTCAAGGGGACGGCGACGGCTGGCGGCAACACGGTGCCGACCGGCTTCTACGACCGGCTGATCGCGCACCTGATCGAGGTGTCGGCGGTCATGCAGGCGGGCGCGACGATCCTCAACACCAATTCGGGTGAGGTCATCCAGGTCCCGAAGACGACCGCGCACAGCTCGGCGTCGATCGTCACCGAAGGCAACACGATCGGCACCTCTGACCCGGCATTCGGGCAGATCCCGCTTGCCGCCTACAAGTACGGCACGATGATCCAGGTCTCCCGCGAGCTTCTGGACGACACGGGTGTCGACCTGGAGGGCTATCTCGCCATGCAGGCCGGGCGCGCGCTCGGCAACGCCTTCGGCGCCCACGCCATCACGGGTACCGGCACCAGCCAGCCCCGCGGCGTCGTTACCGACGCCACCCTGGGCGTCACCGGCCAGTCCGGCGTGACGGGCGCCTTCTCGGGCGACAACATCATCGACCTGTTCTACTCGGTGATCGCCCCGTACCGTGCTTCCGCGTCCTGCAAGTGGATCATGAAGGATGCCACTGTCGGAGCGGCCCGCAAGCTCAAGGACACCACCGGCCAGTACATCTGGCAGCCGTCCCTCCAGGCCGGCGCCCCGGACATGCTGCTCGGCAAGCCCGTCCTCACCGACCCGAACGTGGCGAGCGTCGCGCTGGCCGCGAAGTCCGTCCTGTTCGGCGACTTCAGCCAGTTCTTCGTCCGCTTCGCCGGCGGTGTCCGCTTCGAGCGCTCCGACGACTTCGCGTTCAGCAGCGACCTCGTGACGTTCCGGGCGCTGATGCGCGCGGACTGCTCGCTCGTGGACCTCACCGGCGCCGTCAAGTATTTCGCTGGGAACGCAGCCTGATTCACCACATGGCCACCGGAGAGCGGCAGCGGGTCGCTCTCCGGTGGCCTGTCACACCTCGGAGGAACTCATGGCCAAGGGCCAGCACGTACTGAGCAGCGACGGAGCCCTCGCGGTCCGCTCGGCGCTGACCGACCTGACGACCGCTGTGGGAACGCCGGCTGGCGGCACGGTCGATGTGACCGCGACTCCCACTCAGTCCACGATCAACAACAACTTCGCGACGCTGGTGCAGCGCATCAACGTGCTCGCTCAGGCCCTGCGTGACGCCGGGATCATCGCCAACTGAAAGCGAGGGACGGTTCGATGCGTGTACGTATGAGGATCGAAGTGTCGGGTTCGCGGGACGGGCAGCCGTGGCCCAAGCGTGGCGAGACCATCGAAGTTTCCGACATCGAGGGCGCCGGTCTGTGCGCGTCCGGCCTCGCGCAGCCGATCGCCGTCACTGACGACGTCGAAACCCGAACAGCACCCTCTGGTGACGTCGAGAAGCGGCCGGCCCCAGCTGGTGGAGTAGAGACGCGGAACCTCACGACCGAGAACGCTGAGGCCGTCATGCCGGGCGCGGTCGAACCGGAGCGGAAGCCTGCACCGGCGAAGAAGGCCGCAGTAAAGCGCGCCCCAGCCAAGCCTGCCGGGGATAAGTAGCCATGGACGAGTTCGTGTTCGTCCTCGCGGTGGAGGCTTCCGGCGAGGTCGCCACCGCCCAGCCGGCCCCTGCCGAGACCGAGCCTGAGGAGGTGGAGTAGTGACCGCAGGACTCGCCCCCAGCCTGGTCTCCGGCTGGCTCAACACCCTCCGCACCACCGGCAACGGCGGCGCCGCATACTCAGCCGTCGTCGGTACATTCGTGCAGCTGCACACCGGCGACCCCGGCGCGGCAGGCACCACCAACGTGTCCGTCGGCTCTGCAACCCGCAACAGCTGTGTGATGTCTAGCTCTTCGTCAGGTTCGGCCCTGTCGCTGGGCACGCCGCCGTCAGCGTGGACGAACGGCGGCACTTCGGAGACGTTGACGCACATCTCGGTGTGGACGGCGTCGTCGGCTGGCACGTTCCTGTTCTCCGTGGCGCTGACGGCTAGTAAGGCGTGGGCGTCGGGTGATCAGTTCAGCCTGCTTACGCTCGGGGTGTCGCTCGGGGCGCAGGCGGCGTAACGCCCTGACAGGGAGGTCGCCGTGACCACCTTCACCGACGACTTCAACCGCTCCGACAGTACGAGCCTCGGTGCCGGATGGGTTGAGGTGTCCGGCGACTGGTCGATCATCTCCAACCAGCTCAGCTCCGGCTCGGCGGGCGGCACGATCATCCTTCGGGCCGCCGGGGCGATGGCCAGCAACGACAACAGCGTGCAGGTAACGATCGCAGCCACCGCAGCCGTCAGCCACGGCATATGGTGCCGCGGCAACAGCAACATCACCTCCGGCTACCTGTGGCGCAACGACGGCACGTCCTGGAATCTCTTCTCCGTCGTGGGCGGCTCGTTCACGTCGATCGGCAGCTTCGCCGGGGCTGCCATTGCAGGTGATGTAGCGAAAGTTCAGGCCGTCGGCTCCACGATCAAGGGCTTCGTCAACGGGATCCAACGCGTCTCCGTCACCGACACCAACGTCACCACCGGCACCAGCGTCGGCCTCCGAGCCGAATCCGTCAGCGCACTCCGCTTCGACGACTTCACCGCGGCGGATGTCTCTAGCGGAGCCACGGGCGACGCGGCATTCCCGGGCGCCGCCACCCTGACCGCTGCCGGCCTGCGTGCCACGGCGGGTTCGGCTACTCTCGCCGCGACTGCGGGTTTGACAGCGAATGGTCTACGTGCCGCTGCAGGCTCCTCTGCTCTGGCGACGACGGCAACCTTGTCCGCATCGGGATTGCGGGCAACCGCTGGAGCCGTATCGCTGACACCCACGGCCGGGCTGTCCGCGGACGGCGTTCGAGGGGCGTCCGGGGCGGCGAGCCTCACGGTGTCGGCACCCTTGACCGCCGACGGCGCCGTGGCCAGCAGTAGCACCGGCAATGCGGCGCTCACCGCTACCGCAGCCTTTGCCGCGGCGGGTGCGACCAGCCGCCGACTCGACGCGGCACTCGCCGGGACAGCCGCCCTCACGGCGGCCGGGGCGACCGGATCCACATCTGGGGGCAGCGCGGTCATCACTGTGGGGCTTCAGGCGGCAGGGCAGGTCGCCGGCGTAGTGGCGCGCGGCACGGCTCGTAGGGCAGCAGGAACCGGACCTCTGGCCCGGAGCGGCCAGCCGGCCGCGCCCCGGGCGCAGCGCGGAAAGGCAGCCGTACCGACAGCGAGGGGAGGCGCCCAGTGATCGACCTCGCGACGAAGGAGTGCTGCCGTTGCCGTGTCGTCAAGCCGTTGGGCGAGTTCCATCGGGAACGACGGTCGTCTGACGGTCGGAAGTACGCCTGCCGCGATTGCATGCGTAGCGTCCCGAAGGCGATTCCGGAAAAGAAGCGCTGCACGACCTGTGGCGTGGTCAAGGAAGCCGCGGACTTCAACCGGCGCACGTGGAGCAAGGATGGGCTCGCCACATATTGCCGGGAGTGCGTGAGGTTGCGAAATGCGGCCCACCAGAAGGCGAAGCGGCCTGATATCACCAGGCACGGCATCACTGTCGAGCAGTACGCGGAACTGCTGCTTGAGCAGGGCGGCTTGTGTGCGATATGTCGTACAGCCTCGGCAACTGATATCGATCACGATCACGGGTGCTGTCCCGGGCGCAACTCGTGCGGTCGATGCATCCGAGGCCTGCTCTGCAGCCTCTGCAACCGCGCTCTCGTGGCTGGCTACGAGGGACTGCCAGAGGTGCAGAGGACATGGCCGCCCCTCAATGCCTATCTGGCTCGGCGCCCCACTCGCCAGGAGGCCGGACATGCTTGACCTGGGCAGCGTCTATCAGGTGGCCGTGGACGTCGTCGACGCGTCCGGCGCGCCCGTCAATCCGGGCTCGGCGGACCTCACGATCATCCTGCCGGACGGGACTACGGTCAGCCCCGCGGTGCCGACGCCGACGACGACGGGGCAGGTGCGCGTCGACTACGTGACCGCTCAGGCGGGTCGGCACGTGTGGCGGCTCGTCACCAGCGGGCCGACCACGGCGTATGCGGATGTTTTCGACGTGCAGCCCGCGATCCCAGTCGGCATCGTGTCGTTGGCGGATGCGCGCGCTCAGCTGAACATGGGGCCGTCGGAGACCGCCGACGACGACGAGCTGCGCGGCTTCGTCGGGGCGGCGACGGGCGCGGTGGAGCGGGCGCTAGGGCGGGTTGTGGTGCGGCGTACCGTCGTCGAGCGTCAGCAAGTCGGCCGGGCCAGAGAGGTGCTTCTCCGGCAGGTGCCGGTGCTGTCCCTGACCTCGGTGGTTGCGGCGGACGGGTCGACAACCTGGAACACGGCGAACCTGCGGGTCGACGGCGAGACGGGCCTTCTGACGGTCACGTCTGGCGAGTCGCTTGCGGGCGACGTGGATTTCACGTACCAGGCGGGTGAGGCCGTCATTCCGGACGACTACCGGCTTGCTGGGCTGATCATCGTTCAGCATCTGTGGGAGACGCAGCGCGGCACGATGGGCGTGCAGCTCGGCGGCGACAGCGAGCCCTACGTCGCAGGGCGCGGATTCGCGATCCCGCGGCGGGCCCTGGAGCTCCTCGATCCGCAACTGCCGGGGGTGGCCTGATGGTGTGGACGTCCCGGCTTCCGGCCGCGATGGATGCTCTCGTTGCCGCGTTCACTGCGTGGCCCGGACTGGCCGGCGTGACGGTGCGGGACGGGCCGTCGACGTCTCAGGCGACCGTGCAGGAGATCGTGTCGGTCGGTTACACCGGCGGCGACGATGGCACGGACGCCGAGTCCACCCTGCTGACAGAGGGCATGGGGGGCTCGATCGACCGTGAGCAGTTCACCATCCGCTGCGCAACGGCGGTCCTGATCGGCGGGGACGGTGTTGCCGTCGCCCGGCGGCGCGCCTATGAGCTGCTCCGCGAGGCCGGGGAGGCTATCGCGGCGAACCGACAGCTCGGCGGCAGCGTGATGCGAGCGATGATCTCGTCGCACAGTCTGACCATGGACCAGACGACCAAGGGCGCGCAGGCAGTCGTCGTGTTCGAGGTGTCCTGCGACGCGTACAGCGGCCGCTAGAGCTTTCCGTCCCCGGCCACCACTTCAGGGCAGTCATGCGCGGATCGTCCTCGCGTGCTGATGACACGTCAATCAGAACAGGAGTACGCGGATGACCGCGCTCGTCACCCAAGTCGTCCCGAATGTGGGCGTCGACATTTCCACCTCGCTCGTCGCTGCCAGCAATGGCGACACCGCGGCATGCGGGCCCAGCACGTTCCTGCTGGTCAAGAACGCCAGCGGTGCGGGCATCACCGTCACGCTGACCACGCCCGGCCAGGTCGACGGCAGGCTCGCCATCGCGGACAGCGTTTCACCGAGCATCGCGCTGACGACCGGGCTGGGCGTCATCCCGCTCTTCGCGTCGCTGTATGCGGATCCGACGACGGGACTGGCCACCATCAACTACTCGGCCACCGGTTCGGTGACCGTCGCGGTGGTGAGGGTCCCGTGAGCACCGTCGTGTTGCGCCATCCCACTCTGCCGCCTGAGCAGGAAATCGAGGTCGCCGCCGACGCCCTGCCGCACTACACGGGGGCCGGCTGGCAGCGGGTGCCGCAGGAGGAGCTGGAACGGCGGGCCGCCCTGAAGGCGCGAGCCGAGGCTGAGGCCGCCGCAGTTGCCGCGGGCGAGGTTGCCGAGACCGCAGACGAGCCGGAGCAGTCGGAGCCGGCGGAAGTTCCCACCGAGAAGCCGGCGCGATCGCGCGTCAAGGCGCCCGAGAAGAAGACCGAGGAGAGCTGACCATGGTCGCCACGCCGATCACCGCGACGTCTCGCTACATTCCCCCGGGTACGACCCGCTACTACTGGGTCGCGACCATCGCGAACAAGAACTCGCCGACCAGGTCCGAGTTGAACGCGGGCTCGGACCTGACGGCGGAGGTCGCCGCAGTGTCTGGGTTCGCGACGTCCTCGGACCAGCAGGACACCCCGGATCTCGGCTCCCGTTTCGTGGGGAAGATCCCGGGGCGGATCACCGCCGACGACTCCAGCATCACGCTGTACATGTCGTCGACCTCGAGCGACGTGCGAACGCTGCTGCCGCGCGACACGGCCGGGTTCGTCTGCATCTTCCCCGAGGGCGACACGGCGGGCCTGAAGTACGACGTGTTCCCGGTGAAAGTGACGGGGCAGCCGAAGTCCCGTGACGTCGAGAACCCGGCGCAGATCACCATCCAGTTCTCGGTGACCAGCATTCCCGTGGAAAATATCGTGGTGCCGTAGTGCCTGGCGAGTGGGGGCTGCGTCACGGGAATGACCTGCGGCGCATCTCCCGCGAACTGCGCGGCATCGACAACAAGGAGATCAAGAAGCGGTTCACGAAGGAACTCCGCGCGGCGGCCAAGCCGCTCGTTCCGGTGGTCCGCAACTCGATCCGCTCCATCCCGTCGAAGCGCGCTTACAGTGCGTCGGGCCTGCGCGGGAATCTGTCGCGGGCCACGAAGCTCGAAGTGCGCACCGCCGGTAAGCAGGCGGGCGTCGCGATCCGCGTCGACGGCCGCAAAATGCCCACCCACATGAAGAGCCTGCCGTCGATGGTCGAGGGTAAGAAACGCTTTCGGCATCCGGTCTTCGGCAACCGCGAGGTGTGGGTCAACCAGAAGCCGCAGCCCTACTTCTTCCACGTCGTGCGACCGCTCGGACTTGCCTCGCGCAAGGCCGTCAACCGCGTCCTCGACGGGATCTCACGAGACATTCGCTAGGAGAACCATGGCCCTGTCCCGAGACGGCATCCTCGGAGCCGTAGACGTTCAGACCGAGAAGGTCCCCGTCCCCGAGTGGGGTGACGAGGTCATTGTTCGTGGCCTCACCGGAGACGAGCTCGACGCCTTCCAGGGTTCGGTCCGCCAGTTCCGGCCGACCTTCGACGGCAAGGGCATGGAGGCCGTCCTCGTCCAGGAAGGCATGCGGGCAAAGCTGCTGGTGAAGTGCCTCATCGACGAGGCCGGGGAGCGTCTGTTCACCGACCAGGACGCCCCCGCGCTCGGCGCGAAGAACGGGGCTGTTCTCGACAAGCTGTACGACGTCGCCTCCCGCCTCTCGGGTCTGTCCGAAGAGGAGAAGGCGGAGTTGGAGGGAAACTCCGATCCGGCGGAGAGCGCCGGTTCTACTTCTTCCTCGCCCGACGCGTCTTCCACTGCTCCGTAGGCGAGATGCTCCGCCGGGTGTCCGCCCGGGAGCTCACCGAGTGGGAAATCTTCTTCCGCCTCGAAGACGAGGACCGCGAGGCCGCCGAAAACGAGGCCGCTGAGCCCCGTGGCCGCAACTGGCCCTGACCACCCGTGAGTAAGGGGAGGCGCCATGGCCAGCTCCAGCATCATCTACCGGCTCATCGCCCACGACTCGGCGTCCCGCACGTTCAACACGGTGGGCCGGTCCGCGAGTAGCACGGAGCGCACGCTCGCGAAGCTCGGCCAGACCGCCGTCAAGGCGGGCGCCGCCATGGCTGCCGGGCTCGCGGTGGGACTGGGCGAGTCGGCGAAGAAGGCGGCCGAGTTCCAGTCCGAGATGACTCGGATCTCGACGCAGGCCGGCGGCACTGCGAAGGACGTCAAGGTTCTCTCCGATGCAGTGTTGAAGCTGGGGACGTCCACCCAGCAGGGTCCGCAGCATCTCGCCGAGTCGCTGTACCACCTGAAGAGCGTCGGTATGGACAACGTGTCTGCGATGAAGGCCCTCAAGGAGGCGTCGGACCTCGCGGCGGTCGGCCACGCGAACCTCGAAGAGACCACGAACGCCCTGGCGGGCGCGTGGCGGACCGGCATCAAGGGCGCCACCTCGTTCCACGAGGCCGTCTCTACGGTGAACGCGATCATCGGCGCGGGCAACATGTCGATGGATCAGTTCAACGCGGCGATCGGCACCGGCATCCTGCCGTCGGCGAAGACCTTCGGCCTGTCGATGAAGCAGGTCGGCGCCGCGCTCGCGCTGATGACGGACGAGGGCATCGACTCCGCGTCAGCCGCGACCCGGCTGCGGATGAGCTTCTCGCTGCTGGGCGCCCCGTCTGGTGCGGCGGAGAAGCAGCTGAAGAAGATCGGACTCACCGGGCTGAACCTCGCCGACGCGATGCGTGGTCCAAAGGGACTGATCGGCGCCATCGGACTTCTGAAGGAGCACCTCGACAAGTCGGGGCTGTCCGCCTCGAAGCAGTCCCAGCTGCTCAGCAGGGCGTTTGGTGGCGGCCGTTCCTCGAGCGGCATCCTGCTGATGCTCAACAACCTCGACGTGCTCGAGAAGAAGCAGGAGCAGATCAACCGCAGCACCGGCCGGTTCGACGACGCGGTCAAAATGCAGCGCAAGACGGCCGAGGCCCAATGGCACCTGCTCGTCTCGAACCTCGAGGTGATGGGCATCCGGGTTGGCACGAAGGTGTTGCCGCCCGTCACCGCGTTCGTGAAGTTCCTCGCCTCGGACGCCATGCCAGCCGCGGCGCGGTTCGGGCGGACCATGGGCAACCTGATACCGGTCGACGCCATCAAGACCAGCATCTCGACCGCCAAGGGCCTCGTGTCCGACTTCCTGAAGGGCTTCTCCGGCACGAAGAGCGCTGCATCGGATCTGGTCAGCGGCCTGTTCGACACGTCTCCGCATCTGGGCTCCGGCAGTGCAGCCGCGAAGGTGAAGGGCCCTGCTCTGGCGCCGATGCCGCACTACGGCGTCGGCCAGGTCGCACCCACCACCGGTGTGCGGGGGCCTGCGCTGGCGCCCTTGCCGCATGGCGGGTCGGGTCTGGTGGCCTCGCTCGTATCGCCGAAGGCGGCGCCTCCCAAGAGCGCTGCCCAGAAGATCGGCGAGACGATCCGCAAGGCCGTCTCCATCGGCATCGGCAACGCGGACTTCTCGAAGATGGGCGCGCAGCTCGGAGACGCTCTCGGCAAGAGTTTCCAGTGGCTAGCCAAGAACGCCGGGAAGCTCACCAAGCAGCTCGCGAGCGCCCTCGGTGGTCTCGACTGGGTGAACATCGGCAAGGAGGTCGGCGGCAACGCTCTCGGCTTCGCGATCGGTTTCGTCAGCAGCTTCGGCGCGGACTTGTTCAGTGCCGATTTTTGGAAGAAGCACTGGTGGGACACGGTCGTCGCCGCGCTGTCCTTCGTGGGTGTCGGGAAGATCGCCGGACCGCTTGAAAGGATCATTTCGAGGATCCCGATCCTCAAGATTTTCGCACCGATGCTCCGCGGCATCGATCGTCTGACCGGGCCGATCTCGCGCGCCTTCAGCAAGGTCGTAAAGTTCTTCGGCACGAGCCTGTGGAAGGGGCTCGCCCGGGTCTTCCCTGAGGGCGCAAAAATCATCGAGCGCGAGACCGGGCTGCTCACCACGCGTATCGGCGTGTGGGGCCTCAAACTGCTGGACAAAGGCAAGGCCGCCATCCACTTCCTGGGCAACGGCATCCGTGATGGAGCCGGCTGGGTCATCGCGAAAGTCGGCGAGATCGTCGGCCTCGTCGTGAAGCCTTTCGTCAAGGCTGGCAGCTGGCTACTCGGCAAGGGCGCCGACCTCGCACGGGGCTTCGGTAGCGGCGTGGCCCGGGGCGGCCGGGCCATTGGGGGCTTCGGCAAGAAGTGGGTTATCGACCCGGTCGTCGGAGCCTTCAAGCGTGCCGGGTCGTGGCTGCTGTCCAAGGGTAGCGCTCTCGTCTCCGGCTTCAGGAGCGGCGTCAGTACCGGCGCGAAAGCGATCGGCGGCTGGGTGTTCGACCACATCCTGGCGCCCATTGCCAACTGGATGGCTCGATCGGGAAGGTGGCTGATCGGCAAGGGTAGTGCTCTCGTCGGCGGCTTCAAGTCGGGCGTCAGCGTCGGCGCCAAGGCGATCGGGTCGTGGGCGTACTCCCATATCGCCAGCCCGGTCCTGAGCCGGTTCTCGAAGGCGGGCGGCTGGCTCGTGAGCAAGGGCGGCTCGCTGATCTCCGGCTTTAAGACCGGGATCGTCGGGACGATGAAGGGAATCGGCTCCTGGATCAAGAAGACCATCGTCGATCCCGTCGTCAACGCGGTGAAGCACTTCTTCGGCATCCGGTCACCCAGCCGCGTGTTCATGGGTATCGGCGGTCACCTGGTTACCGGCCTCATGAAGGGCATGGCCAAGACGTCGGGCACGGCCATCGCGAAGAAGGTCTTCGGCTCCCTTCCGAAGGCGCTCGGGTCGATCGTCAAGAAGGGCCTGGTCAGCATCACCAAGCTACCCGGCAAGGCCCTCAAGGCGCTTGGGGGCCTCGGGGGTGACCTGCTCGGCCTGCTCGGTCTGGGTGGAAGCGGCGGAGGGTCGTCGGCCAACCAGAAGATCGGTGAGGCGCTCGCGGCTGCCCGCGGCTGGTCCGGCCCACAGTGGGCTGCCCTGAAGAACCTGTGGAACGGCGAGTCGGGCTGGAACGAGCGCGCACTGAACAAGAGCAGCGGCGCGTATGGCATCCCGCAGTCGCTGCCGGCGAGCAAGATGGGCTCGGCGGGCTCGGACTGGAAGACGAACGCCTCCACGCAGATCAAGTGGGGTCTGTCGTACATTGCCGAACGCTACGGCAGCCCGCTGAACGCCTACAGCCAGTGGCTCGCCCGCTCGCCGCACTGGTACGCCAAGGGCACGGGCGGCGCCGCGAAGGGCCTGGCCTGGGTCGGCGAAAAGGGCCCGGAGCTGGTCAACTTCAAGGGCGGCGAGGACGTGATGTCCAACCCGCAGTCGATGGCGTTCGCCAAGGCCAACGGGATCAAACTGCCCGGGTACGCGTCCGGCACCATCACCAACGCCGCGGACCGGGTGCGGCGCGACAAGCGGAAAGTGGGGGACGCCAAGGGCGATCTCGCTCGCGCCAAGCGGCGACACAAAGGCGTACAGGCGGCGGAGAAGCGACTGAAGGCTGCCGAGAAGGAGCTGCAGGCTGCGGAGATATCACTGAAGAACGCGAGGCGCAGCGCGAAGACGTCGATCGCCACGACCATCAAGAACGGCCTGCTGAAGACGCTGACGGCGGGCACCTCGTCGGCAATCGCCTCGGCGCTCAAGAGCCTCAACGCGAAGCTCCTGAACGCCGGATTCGACAAGCTGTCCAAGACGGTCATGAAGTCGGGCGACAAGCTGGAGAAGCTCGTCGACAAGCGGGCCTCGATTGAGAAGACCATCGCCGCGGCCATGCAGTACGCATCGGATCAGGCGTCGAACATCAGCGACTTCCTGTCCATCTCCGGAACATCGGCCACCGACATTGGCGGCCTCATTTCGCAGATGAGCGGCCAGCAGAAGACCGCGAGCAACTTCGTGTCGCTGACGAAGTCGCTGAAGGCGCGCGGTGCCAGCAAGGCACTGCTTCAGCAACTGTCGGACGCCGGACCGGGCAGTCAGCTCGCGAACATTCTCGGCGACAAGAACGTCACCACCCAGGACATCACCAAGCTGAACGGCCTGGTGGCGTCCGGCGGGAAGCTGGCGACATCCTTCGGCCAGGACATGGCCGACATGATGTACGACAGTGGCAAGCATGCTGGCGAGGGATTCCTCGCAGGCCTGAAGTCGCAGGAGAAGGCTCTCACGAAGCAGATCGACAAGCTCGCCACCGATCTCGTGAAGGCCATCAAGAAGGCTCTGAAGATCAAGAGCCCGTCCGGGGTGTTCCGTGACGAGGTCGGCAAGCAGGTCGTCCTCGGCATGGTCCACGGCATGGACCTGCACAGCCACCTCGCCGGAGGAGCAGCCCAACGCCTCGCCGACACGGCGTCTGGCGTCTCCGTGCGCCGCCGCTACGTCCCGACCGCGGCGACCTCCGCGAACTCCCGCGACAACGCGCTGTGGGAGCGGGTTGCCCTCGCACTGGAAAACCGTGATGGCACTGACGTTCACGTCCACTTCAACGACGACCGGCTGCGCGACCTCATCGACGTCCAGGTCAAACCGAAGATCAAGGCGTCCGAGGGCTGGCAGGCGTACCGGGCGAAGGTGGGGCGGCGGTGACGATCTCGTACCTCAGTCAGGGTGGAACGGCGGTCGACGCGAACACCGTCACGCCGTCCTACTCCGCGACCCCATCGGCCGGCCAGCTCGGAATTCTGCAGGTTATCTCCTCGCACCCCAACCTCAGCATCCCGTCCACGCCGTCGGGCTGGACGCTCGCCGGATCGTTCTCCGGGGGCGGCGGAACACTCGGGGTCGGGACGGGGCCGCGCAGGATCACCATATTTGTGCGCGAGATGATCGGCGGGGACGCCGGGCCCACCACCTCCATCCCCTCCGGGGGCACGGGCTCCGTCATCGCAGGCACGATCGCCCTACTGTCCCGCTCGGCGGGCACCGGCTGGCGGTGGGCCTTTGCGGCAGCCGAGGACACCACCTCCGGCACCGCGTTCTCGGCACCTTGCACTACCGCCCTGACTTGGGCTCCCGGCGACTTTGCATGGTGGGGGTATGGCCTGCCGGTGTCGACCGACGGGTTTCCGACGGTGGGCATCTCCGCGGCAGGTGTCACCTTCGATACGGCGGTCGGCCGGTTCTCCGCCGCGGCGGCGACGGGCAACGGAGCGCGCACCGGAGCGGCCAGCGCGTCAGTAACCGCAGGCCCGGCCACGATGGCGCCTACCATCACAGCGACCCTCTCAACCGCCACGACAGGGGTTGCCAGCGTGTTGCGCGTCCGGGAGGCGTCCAGCGACGTCAACGCCACCCCGCAGTCCGTGTTCCCGCCCCGCAACCTCGTAGCGGCGACCGGCCTGACCGCCGACGACATCACCACCATCACCCTCTACCGGCAGGTCGGCACCGACCTCATCCCTGTGCGCGCGGCCAGCGGCATCGACGTCACAGGGCAGTCCTCGTTCCTGCGCGTGGACGCAGAGCAGCCGTTCGGGATCTCGCTGAACTATGCGGCCATCCTCACCGACGTCTACGGCCAGCAGTGGACCGCGTACTCCGGGCCGATTACGTCCACGGTGACCAGCGACGTCGTCTCGGACGCCATCCGCGGTGTCGGCGCCGCCGTGAAAATCGAATCGCCTCTGGAGAAAAAAAGGGACCGCGACGCTACCCAGTTCAACGTCGGCGGCCGGATTGTCGTCGTGGGACGCCCGCGGTCCGCGCCGTCCTCATCCATCAGCGTGCGCACCGAGACCGATGAGGACGGCGACGCCCTCAACGGGATCCTCGACAACGCCACCGAAGGCGTCATCCTCGTCCGCAAGCAGACGTCAATGAGCCGCCTCGACGGCACCTACGCCCTGCTCTCCGACAACGAGGCACCCACCTGGTACGACGAATTCCGCTGGTTCACCCTCGACGTCGTCAAAGCCGACGACTGGCCCGACGTCATGGAGGCCGCAGGATTCACACTCCAGGACATCGCCGACAACTACTCGACCCTCGCCGACCTCGCCGCCGCATTCTCCACACTGCTGGCGATCGCCCTCTACGACTTCGGGTGACCCATGCTGGACATGTCCGACGTGGCGCTGAGCGTCGTCCAGCGCAGCTTCACCATGTCCGTGCGCGCCGAATCCTGGCGCGACGGCGACCTCCTCGCCGCGGACATCCCCGTCGCCGACGGCAGCGAGGACCGCGACCGGTCCCTCGCCGTCCCGGAGCGCATCAGCCTGACCGTGCCCCGACGCGATCGCGGCTACACGTGGGATCCCGGCGCCGACCCCGACCACCCGCTCGCCGCCTACGGACAGCAACTCCACATCTCCTATGGCGTCGACATCGGCGGAGGCGACTTCGAGTGGATCGACCGCGGATGGTTCCTGATCACCGAGACCAGCTCCGACGACACCACCGTCACCGTCACAGCGCAGGGCCTGCTCACCTGGGTCGACGAGGCTAAATTCGTGGCGCCCTTCCAGCCGTCGGGCACGCTCGCATCGACAATCCGCTCGCTGGTCGAGCCCGCGCTGACCGTGAATTTCGACGGCACGCTCGTCGACCGGTCGGTGCCGGTCGGCATGCAGTGGGACAGCGATCGGCTCGGCGGCCTCACCGAGGTACTCGACGCGTGGGCCGCCGACGCCTACGTCACCGAGGACGGCGTTCTACTCGTCGAGCCGGTCAGCGACGACGGCACACCAGTGCTGTCCCTGACCGACGGCCACGGCGGCACCGTCATGCACTGGCAGGGCTCCAGCAGCCGCGACGGCGCCTTCAACTGCGTCGTCGCGCAAGGCGAGGACGCGTCTGGCAACCAGCTCCAGGGCGTCGCCTACGACAGGAACAGCGCCTCACCGTTCATGTTCGGAGGCCCCTTCAACCCGCTCGCGGTCCCGTACACGTACAGCTCCCCACTGATGACGACCGTCGACCAATGCCGCAAGGGTGCCGCAGCCAAACTCCTACAACTGCGGCGGACCACGTCTCGACGCCTGGCCGTGACCATGGTCCCGCACCCTGGCCTGATGGCAGGCGACATCATCTCCGCCACCGGCGCCGGCCTGACGAACGCGCCCTGCGCCATAGAGACGCTGACACTGCCGTACTCGCCAAGCGAAATGAATCTCACGGTGAGGGTGCTGTAGATGGCCGACTTCGCAGACACCCGGGTTTCGCTCGCTGGAGAGGGAACCGTATACGGGACGGCGCTGACCGCCTCCGCAAGCGGGGCCTGCCTCGCGAACGTGGGCGGTATCCAGGTCACCGTCCGCGTGCCACCGGGCCTCACAGTCACAGCCAAGCAGGCTCTGCTGATTCTCCGGAAAGGTTCCACCTACTGGGCCATCCAGACCCTGACCTCGGCGCCCGCCGTGCCACCGGCACCGCCGCCGCCCGACAACACCATCGACACCAACGATCCGGCGCCCGCGCCCAAGCCGACCATCACCACCGGCAGCCTCGTGTGCTCGCCAGCCGCGACATCGACGTGGCGTGACGGACACTGGCGCACCGACACGGGGAGCTCCACCAACGCGGACACCTACCAGGGCCGCTACGGCGGCTCCGGGTTCGGCAGGAACTCCGGGTTCGCGTTCTACGGCTCCAAGCCTCGCTCCATCTCGGGTGCCACCGTCACAAAGGCCACCGTAAAGCTGAGGCGTCTGACCTCGGGCGACTACGGGAGACGCTCGGCGACACTGCGACTGGTGTCGGAGTCCACCCGACCGGGCAGTTTCCCGACACTCAACGAATCGACGAGCGGTCCCGCGCTCGGCGTGCAGGGCCACGTCAGCCCCTCCGAGGCGACCTTCGCCCTGCCCACATCGTGGGGGCAGGCCATGGTCGACGGCACCCGCGGCGGACTCTGCATCACGGTCAGCGCCGACGACCCCTACATCCGTCTCGCAGGACGCGGCTCCTGGTCCGCCGCCTGGAGTTTGACGCTTTATTGGAGGCGGAGTTCATGACCCAGCAGACCCCGAACGGGATCACGTATCCCGAAAGTTCGGACCACGCGCGGATCTGGGAGCACATGCAGACGCTGGCCCAGAACGTGGACCCGCAACTGAACATGCCAGCCCGGCAGGTGTTCACATCCAGCGGGTCGTGGACCAAGCCGGCCAGCGCGAAGTGGGTGCGCGTCCAGGTGCAGGGCGGCGGCGGCGGCGGGGGCGGAACCCCGTCCACGCCCTCCGGCCAGGCGTCCGTGGCGGGCGGTGGCGGAGGCGGCGGCTACGCCGAATCCATCATTGCGGCGTCCAGCCTCGGCGCAACCGTCTCGGTCACCGTCGGCGCCGGAGGAGCCGGAGCAACGGCAGGCGCCAATACCGGTTCGACGGGTAGCGCTTCCTCGTTCGGCTCCCTCGTGGTCGCAGGTGGCGGATCGGGCGGCTCGCCCGGGACCGCCACGAGCGGCAGCAACAGCGCCACAGGCGGCGCCGCCGGGGTGGGCTCGGCCGGAGACATTCAGGTCGCTGGCGGCGACGGCGGAAACGGCATCGTCATCACCGGCACACCGACCGCACAGGCCTACGGCGGCATCGGATTCATGGGCAACCAGCGCCGTGGCCCGTCCGGGACCACCGTGGCCGGCGCGGGCACCGCCGCCGACACCGGCAACCGTTTCGGCGGAGGCGGCGGTGGAGCCCTGGGGGGCACGAGCGGATCTACCGCAGCAGCCCAGGCGGGCGGCAACGGGGGCGCCGGAATTGTCATCGTCACCTGCCACTTCTGAGCGCAGCAGACGTGACTACGCCGCCTCCTGACAGCCAGGATCCCGGGCCCGCACCGCCGTACACGACCGAAGTACGGGACTCGTCGGTCGTTGCGCAGTGGGACGTGCCATCCCGCACCTACCGCCGCTACGAATCCGGCACCCTCGCCGAAGAACGGCCGTTCACCGACGCGGAGAACACGTCCGCCGACCAGGCCATCGCCGACAAAGCGCGCCGCGTCACCCAGGCTGCGCTGCTGGAACAGGCCTGCGCAGACCTCGCCACCAACCAGACCTACCTCGACACCGTCACGGCAGGCACCGCCACCACCGATGACGCGATTGCCCAAGTCGCCGAACTCACCCGGCAGGCGCTCGGATTCATCCGCCTCACCGTCGGCGGCTCCCTACTCGACGAGACCACCGGAGGCTGACGTGACCGTCTACGTGTGCTCCCTGTCCGCGACGCCGGATCAGGTGATCCAGCCCAACGTCGACACCCTGCTTACATTCCCGTTCGACCAGGACCAGATCGACAAGTGGGGCATGCATGAGCCGTCCCAGCCCGACGGGGTCGTCGCCACCAGCAGTGACCCCAGGACGGGCCTGATCTGGCCGTCGTGCGAGGGCTGGGGACACTTGACCGCCGAATTCCAGTGGGAGGCGGGCGGCTACACGGAGCTGCGGGACCAGTTCATGCGGGACCCGCTCGGTTTCACCGCCGACCCCATGAACGACACCGCGCGAGACGACCGCGTCCCGTCAGGCGGCTACCAGTTCTTCACCAAGCACCACGAGATCGGCGTGCACCCGGGGGTGCCGCTCGGGGTGACAGTCCGGCACAACGACAAGGTCGCCCGCAAGATCCTGTACGCGCAGTTCAAGCTCTGCATCCACCCCTGGTGACGCCAGCAGCATCCTGACCCCGAGGCCCGTCCGGGCCTTTTTTCATGCCCTGGAGGGCACGTTGACCATCAGGTTTCGCGGCGGGAAGCTACCCGCCCAGCCCGCCAGGCCGCAGCTGAAGCTGTCCGCGGTCCTCGGCGAGCGGCTTGCCGCACCGCCCGCGGCCGTCGACTGGCAAGACGACCGGATCGTCTGGCCGATGTACGCGAACGACGAGGTCGGAGACTGCACGTGCGCGGGCGTCGGCCACCTCGTCAACCAGCTCACCTACTACGGCACGGGCGCCGAGGTGGAGCCCGCAGAGCCGTCGGTGCTCGGCATGTACTCGGCGATCACCGGCTACGACCCGGCGCGGCCCGACTCGGACACCGGCGCCTACTGCCAGGACGTCCTCGCCTACTGGCGGAAGACCGGACTCGAAGGCCACAAGATCACGGCCTATGCGTCGCTCGACGTCTCGAACCTCACCGAGATCAAGCAGGCCATCGCCCTGTTCGGCACCGTCTACGTCGGCCTCAACTTCCCCAGCACGGCGATGGACCAGTTCGACGAGGGCAAGCCCTGGGACGTCGTCCGCGGCGCCAAGGTCGAAGGCGGCCACTGCGTCATCGTCGGCGCCTACGGCGGCGGCAAGCTCGGCCTCATCACCTGGGGCGCCGAGACGTCGATGACTGAAGCGTTCTGGAAGAAGTACGTCGACGAGGCGTGGGTCGTCCTCGACCAGGACGGCCTGAACAAGGCCGCCGCCTACTTCACCGGCGCCCCGTCCTTCTACGCCCTCGGGGATCAGTTCGCGGCACTGACAGGCCAGAAGAACCCCATCCCGGCCCCGCAGCCAACACCGGTGCCGACCCCTCCTCCGTCGCCCACCCCTGCTCCAGTTGATCCTCGCCTGGTTCAGGCGCTGGATCTGATGACGGCGTGGGCGCACGACAACCACGTGACGGGAGCCTGACCATGGTCGACCTGTGGATACCCGGTGCGGCCCGGCATGCTGTCGGAAACACCGGCGCGATGAACGGTGGCCCCGCGCGGGCCGTCTGGCACATCACCAGCAACGCCACCGACTGGACGTTCACCCGAGAGCTGGGCTGGTTCACCGGTGGCGGCGCCGACGTCGCACCCCACCTGCTGTGGGACCCGTTCACTGGGGAGATCGCGCAGTTCTTTCCCGCGGACAGTCGCAGCCTCTCGCTGCAGAACGCGGGCGACGTTCGCACGAACCGGACTGGCGCCTACTGCGTGCAGATCGAGATCGTCTTCACCGAGGGCGAGACCGTCGGCGGCAAGAAGTACAACTCCGTCCGGGACACGCCCTGCAAGAGCCTCGACCAGATCACGACGTGGCTGCGCAGCCTCGGCATCGCCGACACCTGGCCGGGCGGCTCGCCGACCGGGTTCGTCCGCGACACCGTGAGCTTGGACAGCTGGCTGAAGCTCGGCGGGCACTACGGCCACAACCAGATCCCCGGCAACAGCCACGTCGACCCCGGGCCGATGCCGAACCTGTTCGGGACCACCCCAGTCACTCCGCCGAAGCCGCCAGCCCCGGCGAAACCGAAGGTCTCCCTCGCGCACGTCGTGTACGCGGCGAAGCACGACCCCGCCGCCGCGCAGGGCCACACCAGCCACAAGGCCGAAGTCCTGCTCGTCGAAAAGGCGTTGCAGGCGGAGGGGCTCATCGCGGCCGGATACGTCGACGGCTCCTTCGGCACGCTCACTGCCGCCGCCTACAAGGCCTGGCAGAAGCGCCTCGGCTACACCGGCAGCGCCGCCGACGGCATCCCCGGCAAGACCTCCCTCTCGAAGCTCGCCGCACGGCACGGCTTCACCGTCACCGACTGACCTGGAAGAAACGAGAACCTCATGAAGATATTCGGCAGAGAACCGGTCGCGATCCTCGCGGCGGTCGCCATCATCCTCAAGCTCGGCGCCGCCTACGGGCTCAACGTCAGCGACGACCAGCAGACCCTCATCAACACCGCACTCGCCTGCGCTGTCGCCGTCGCCTCCGCGATCATCCTGAAGAACGGCGCCGTCTACGCCGCCATCCTCCAGTTCTCCCAGGCAGCCCTCGCCCTCTTCGCGGGCTTCGGCCTGGACATGTCGGCGCAGCAGCAGGCGGGATGGATGTCTCTGGTTGCCGCGGTGCTGGCCGTGATCGAACGCCCCGCGGTCACCGCCCCGGTTCTGTCGGTGCCGCTGGAGCTGTCCAGCCCGGTCAAGTCCGCACCCCGAGGCGTGTAGGTGCCGCGCCGCATCTGCCGGCGGCTGAGCGTGCTGCTCGGCCGTCGCGGCGCGTTCCTGCTGGCATTTGGCACGGTGTGGGGGCTGATCGGCTACGGCCAAATCTCCTCCCCGCAGCCGGACCAGCGCGGCCTGCATCTGCTGCTGGACCGGGTGCCGCTGGTGGTGTGGGGCTGGCTGTGGATCACAGCCGGGGCGGTGGCGATCGTGTCCGCGTTCCTGCCGCAGGGCAGCGACCGTTTCGGGTTCCTCGCCCTGTCGCTGATCGTGACGCCGTGGATCTTCTCCTACCTCGTCGCCTGGTGGCAGGGCGGCTTCCCTAGAGGGTGGATCGCGAGCGCGCTGTATGGCGGGCTCGCGGTCGGGATCATGGTGGTGGCCGGATGGGCGGAACCCCCGAGGCCCAAGAGAGAAGAGCCTCCGTATGGACTTCAATAGCATCGCTTCGGTGATCGGGACCGTCGCGACCGGAGGCCTGGCGGCATGGGCCGCACGCTCAGCGAAGCGAACACGGCCGCAGGAACGCCGTGATGACTTCACCACCGTGACCGCCCGGATGGACAAGGACATCGAGCGGCTGGAGAAGCGGCAGGGAGAGCAGCAGGATCAGATTGCCGGGCAGGGGGCGGCAATCGCCTGGCTCGTCGTGGATCGGCGGAGCCTCGTCAGTACGATCCGCAACGGCGGACTGAAGACCCCCATACCTCGCCCCATCCCCGAACGGGCCCGCCCATACCTCGACTCCATCGAGCTGTGAGAACTGGAGTGCGGCCGATGGAAGACGAACCCCCGCCGCCGTTCTGGCTGTCGCCGCGGCCGTTCCTCGAACCGCCGCCCTGGCCCGTGGCCGACGACGACGAGACCGAGTGACGGCGCGAGACCGCCCCCGTACTGCTGCCAACCGGCAGCGGGCGGGGGCGGTTCGTCGTGACCGGGGTCTTAGCTCCAGTCGCCGAACAGGCCGCCGTTGAGCTGCGCCGAGCAGATGTTGTATCCGCCCGACGCGTGCCCCGTCTTCGTCTTGCCGTCCACCGTCACCGAGCAGTGGACGTCACCGCCGCCCTGCAGCTGAGCGGTGACGCTGTAGTACAGCGAGTCGTCCTTCAACGGGAGCGTCTTCGTCATCGGCAGGCCGCGGCCTTGCAGGTTGTCGGAGTCGCTGCCGTAGGTGATGTCCGCGCCGGCCGGGGCGCTGCCCCACACCTTGAACACGACCTTGTCCTTGGGGGCGGCCGGTGCCGCCTTCTTCGGCTTCGCCTTCACGGCGGCCGGCTTCGCGGTCTTCGTCACGGTCACCGTCGGGGCGGGTGCAGGCTTCGCGTTGCTCTTCGCGGTTTCGGTGACGGTGACGCGCGGCGCAGGCTTCGCGTCGGCGGCCGTCTTCTGGTCGTCACCGGAGCCGCCGATGCCGGCGCCAATGCCCAGGAGCAGTACGGCGGCAGGGATGACGATCCGCTTACGCGCCCACTTCGGGCGGCCGGTGGGCTGCGGCGGGAGCGGAGGCGGCGGCGGTGCCTGGATCCAGCTCGGAGGCCCGACTGGCGGCTGCTGATTCTGCGACATATGTCCCCCCAGGGATGGTTCGTGGAGGGATGACCGTAACGGGGCAGGTGAGGAAACTGTAAGCGCCATGGAGATTCGGTGATGAAACCGTAACGGAACATGAACGTTCAACGGACACGCCCCGCCCTCGGCTTGGGCGGGGAGTGGCGGTACGGCGGGGCTCGGTGTCGTGGCACTAGCGCATAACGTTTCCTTATGCGCTAGGAGTTGACCATGGACCACTCTCGATAACATGCCATATCACGGGCGAAAAACCGGTACAATCGGGTATGCCTGAAGCCGAGCAACTCGCTCTAATACCGGAGCCCGAGCGGCCTCCGAAGCCACAGCCCTCCACCTACTACGAGAACCGCGGCCCTCGTGACTGGCAGCCAGTCACGGTGACCACCCGATACGGGAAGTGCGGCGGAGTCCCTGAGTCTCCGTTCCCTCTCGTCCGTACCGGTCGCCTCGGACCTCGCAACGTCCAGATAGTTCGCTCCGATGGCACCAGCGACGTGGTGCCCGTTCGCAACCTCCGCCGAAGGGACCCCCGTTGAGTGACGAACTGATCCAATTTCTGTGCGACCGGCTGAACGAGGACGAGGCAGCGGCCCTGCCCTGGCCGGAAGATCAGCGCAACTGGGAAGTGCGTGGGGCCCGCTACGTCACCTATGCGGCATCCCCGGCCCAAGAGCAGGTGACGGCGATCAACGTGGGCGGGGATGGGGCGCTCGGCTGGGAGAGGATCAGTGTCAAGCGCGACAGCGAGCAGAAGCTCGGCGAGCACATCGCCCGCCATGACCCAGCGCGGGTGCTGCACGAGATCGACGCCAAGCGGCAGCTCGTGAAGCTACACGGGCGAGCGACCCTTCGTGCTGGAGGTGGTGCGCAGCACTACGCCACGGCGACCGTGTGCCGCTCCTGCGAGCCAGACCTCCAGTTTCCCGAGCTGTCGTGGCCCTGCGCCACACTGCGCTTGCTCGCCCTGCCCTACGCGGACCGGCCCGGCTACCACGAGGAGTGGCGGCCGTGACCAACGATCAGAAGACGTGGGACCGCTACGGCACCCCGTGCGCCAACAAAAGCTACCTCGCCTACTTCGGGCTTCAAGTCGACCCGTGGCTGTTGGCCGAGTGCGTCGAGTGCGAGTTCTGCGGCAGCTGTATCACCCACATGTGCTACCGCGACGACGCGTCAACACTCCTGCACCTGGACTGGTTCAGGCACTTCGCCAACCCCGGCGAACCCGAGTGCGACGACATAGGCGGCCCTGCCCACCTGGTGCCCTCCCAGTACAAGCCCCGCAAGTGCAACCGGGCCCCCGAACACGACGGCAAGCACCGGACGCGGCACGGCTGGTCCTGGCCCGCAACCCGAAAGGCACACGCATGACCATCCCGAACGGCTGCCGTCTCTGCGGTATCGGGCAGCGCGGCCACGCAATCCAGGCCGGATCCGACGGTAGCCACACCTGGCAGCCACCCACCCAGCAACAGATCAAAGACCGCATGCACGCACGGCGCGAGGGAAAGGGATGACCGACCTCGCCCCGCGCCAGCCGGACGCCACCCCCGCCGCCTACGACGCTGCGACGCTCGCTGTTCTGGCCGCCATGGAAGAGGCAGCCGAGAAACACCTCGACGCCATCCGCCCCCACAACACGAAGCGCGGCTACGCCAACGACTGGGCACTCTGGGAAGAGTTCCACGACTGGCTCGCCGAACGCACCGGACAGCCGCTGCCGCTGACCGCCGTAACCAAGGGCACGCTCGTCGGATTCGTCGTCTGGCTCGACACCATCAAACTCGCCGCACCCAACAGCATCGACCGCCGCATCACCGGCGTCACCGTCACCGCTCGAGGCCAAGGCGTCGAAGTCCCCAAGGCCGCCACTGTCGCCGCCCGCCAAGCCCTCAAGCCGCTCAAGCTCGACCCCGAACGCCAAGCTCGAGGACGCGGGCAAGCCCCAGCAGCCACCGCCGAGCAACTGCGGAAGATGAGCGCCGCCGCACCCTCGAGCCTGACCGGCCTCCGCGACCGCGCCCTATGGCTCATGGCCTTCGGCATCGCAGGCCGATCCGCCGAAGTCGCCGCGCTCACCGTCGAAGGCATCGTCCTCTCGAGCATGGGCCTCGAGGTACACGTCCCCTCCGTCAAAGGCCGCCCCGCTCGAGACGTCGTCGTCGCCTACGGCAAGAACCCCGACACCTGCCCCGTCCGCGCCTGGTCCACCTGGAAGTCCTCGAGCGTCATCACGAGCGGACCCGCCTTCCTGCCCATCGACGTATGGGGCAACGTCGGCTCGAGGAGCCTCTCGCCCGAAGCCTGCCGCGAGATCATCGCCCGGAACGCGGAGCGCGCCGGGATCGCCGTCCGGCTGACGGGCCACTCCATGCGGGCCGGGTTCATCACGACCTCGAGGATCGCAGGCAAGCGCGAGGAGAAGATCCGCGCCCAGTCCGGCCACGCCGAGAACAGCCCCGCCTTCTGGGGCTACATCCGCGAAGCCGACAAGTGGACCGACGCCGCCAGCGAAGACATCGGGCTCTGAACGGGCGAACGCCCCCGCGGCCTCATCGGCTGCGGGGGCGTCGCGCTGTCCGGGTTCATCCCCAGGCGGTGTCGCTCATGCCCCAGGTCGTGTCGTCGCTCATGGCCCCTCCTCACGTTGGTGCGGCCCGGCCACGCTACGTGCCGCCAGCCAGGCTGTCAGCCCTCGTGCGTCGACTTGCCCCAATATTCGAACACGCGCTCTAATCGATCCATGGGCCACTACAAGGTCGAGCACCTCACCGACACCCAGGAACGCATCCTCCGCTGCATCCGCGAGATGATCGCTGACCGCGGGGAGGCACCGACCGTGCAGGAGATCGGGGAGCGGGTCGGCATGCGCAGCCGCGCCTCCGTCCACTACCAGCTGGGCGAGCTGGAGACGAAGGGTGCGATCGTCCGGGAGCCGGGCCGGCGCCGCGGGATCAGGCTGGCGTGATGGACGACGAGCGTTATCACCTCACCCTGTCGGTCGGCGCCCAGCCTGTCATGCAGGGCTGGTGGTCGGACCGGGCGACCGCCGAGCGGAAGTTCCGCCGCTGGATTGGCGAGCACGGGACCGTCACCGGCGCCCGGGTCACCCTCGTCGACGAGCAGGAGCAGCTGGTCCTCGCGTCCTGGCCCGACGAGGCGGACGGCCTGCGAGACTGATCCTGCCCCTCGTTCGCCGTCCCCCGTCGACGATGGGCATCCCCGTTGTCAGTGGCCGCCCGTAAAGTGGTGGCCAACATCCCAACGATCTAGTCGGGTTGTTGCTGATGCCCCGCCCGGAACAGCGCCCGGTGCGGGGCTCGCTGCTGTCTAGGCCTCGGCCGCGTGCCGGACGGCCTTCTTCAGCCCCATCTCGACGTCGTACCGCCCGGTCTTGGACTGTTCGGCGAAGGCGACGATGCCCTCGTGTACGGCGCGGGCGGTCTCCACGGTCAGCCGCCCGGCCTGGATCTCAGCCCAGGCGGTGCGCTCGAGCGCGATCAGATCTTCAGGTAGTTCGATTGCCACCGGGAGATCCTACGATGGGACGACCGATCGCCTGCCCCTAGGAGTGGCGTGTCCAGAGCAGACGTAGCCGCCCGCGCCATCACGGATGGTCTCGCCGACTTTCCCGTCGACCCGGAGAAGACCGCATGCGATCTAGGGGTCGTGGTCGCCCGACAGGGAAACGACGTCGGCCTCTCCGGAATGCTGCTACGCCGCGACGGCCAGATCATCCTCGGTCTCAACTCGGGTCGACCGCCAGTCGCTCAGCGGTTCACGCTGGCCCACCTGATCGGACACTTCCAACTGCACCGTAGGCGGGACCTGATCCTCGACACGATCGACCGGCACCGCTACAGCAAGCTGCCGAGCATGCCGACGGACCGCGAGGAAGCCGAAGCGAACCGCTTCGCCGCCGCACTCCTGGCCCCGGAGAAAGAGGTGCGCAAGGCGGCAGCCGAGGCGGAGTTCGGGACGGCCGCCGAGCTGGTCGACCTGCTCGCCAACCGGTTCGGGATGAGCCGAGCAGCGATGGGCTACCGGCTGATGGCGCTCGGCATCGTCATGGACTTCTGAGCCTCACGCCGCCTTCACGACGTCCCCTCGCACCCGCTCCGCCGTGACTGCGGCGTGCGTATCTTTTCTAGTTCACCTTGATTGCCAATCTAGATTGGCTACCTTGGTTACATGACGAAAATCGACAGCGAGACCCGCGCTGAGGTCCTCCGCGAGGCCATCGAAGCGGCACGCGGCGAGTACCTCACGGACGCCACGGGCACGCCCGAGGATGAGGCGTACAACCAGGCCGTGTCCGACGTCGTGGCCGCCATCGGTGCACTGCTGGAGGGCACGCGATGAGCGAGCGACTCCTGCCCACCGGCTCATGCTGGTGCGGCTGCGGAACCGAAACCGGCATCGGCTCCTTCTTCGCCCGAGGCCACGACAAGATCGCCGAAGCCGCGCTCGTCGCAGCCGAATACGGCGGCACGGTCCCCAAGCTCCTCGCCGCCCACGGCTACGGGCCCGACAAGTCCGTCACCGAAGCGGCCGTCACCGGCGGAGGCTGGGTCCGCTGCTCCGTCGACGGCTGCACGTACACCGGCACCGAGGCCAGCGTCCGCAACCATGAGGCCAAACCCCATAAGGAGAGGAGCTGAGCATGGCGCACCGCTCGGAGCGTCGTCAGACGCGGGGGCGCTACGCAGACCCTCTAGCTGGCGCGAAGAAGCTGGCCCGCCCCCCTGAGGGACAGCACGGCCAAGTCGTCGCGCCCGAACCGTCTGCTGTGCGTGAGGCCATCGGAGCGGGCAAGTGTCCCTGGTGTGGTCGGGGGCCATACAAGGTTCTGGCCACCCACACGAGCCGTTCGCACGGTATCGGCGCCTCCGAATTGCGCGAACTGGCTGGACTGAAGAAAAGGGCTTCCATCTGCGACCCCGATCATTCGCAGAGCTGCCGCGATCTGCTGATCGAGCGGCCAGCCTGGCCTGCGATGTCACGTAAGGGCTATGAAGCTGCGACGGCGGAGCGAATCGAAGCCGCCAACGAAGGACGCAGGCGTCAAGTCCGCCGAGACATGGCCCAGGTAGATGAACTTGTCGGGCGTCGCTTCCGAGAGGGCGTCCTCTTGCGGGATATCGCCATCGAGACAGGGCTCGGGATCGATGGAGTCAGGGGCGCGCTCGCTCGACTCGGTCTTGGAGGCGCCGACAACCGTGCACGACGCGCGGCGACACCACAGGAGAAGACCGCCATGTCAAAGAGCGCAGCCAACGCCCGAGAGGGCATCAAGCGAGCCGCCCAGAAGAGGAGGGAGGAACTGATCGCAGAGTTCAACGAACTTGGCGGAACCCTCGCGGTGGTGGAGGAGTTGGCCAAGCGTCACGACGTCACCCCGAAAAACATGCGCGCCAGGCTCGTCAAGATCGGAGCGATCCCCGGAGGGCGCATGGGGTCCGGCGGCAAATAGGGGCTCGATAGACGCCCCGGCTGAGGAAAGCGGCCGGGGCGTCGCCGTGTCACCGTACCTCTAAGCCGCCTCGACAACGTCGCACCGCTCCGCCGCGACCGCGACCGTCCACTCGGCGACGAGCACTTCGTACCGCTGCCGGGTCTCCCCGTACAGCCAGCCGCCTGCCCTCACGATCAGGGCGCGGATCTCCTCGTTCACCACGGCAGCCGGGCGTGCTTGGCTGCGGGACGGGGGAGTGGGAGGCATAGATCAAAGCCTAGCCGCCGGGTACGACAGCGGTCAGCCCTCGGCGGGCGGTTGTCCCACATAGGTGCCGCGCCCCTGGACCGTCCACACGGCTTGCTCCTCGGCGAGCACGGCGATCGCCCGCCGCACCGTGGACCGGGCGAGCCCGTACTCCTGCAACAGCCGCGTCTCCGACGCGATCGGCCTGCCGTCGGCCCAGTCGCCGCGCGCGATCCGGGCCTTCAGGATCTCGGCGAGCTGCCGGTACGGGGTGACAGGACCCTCGTGGTCAATCTGCGCATCGGGATCTACGGCCATGATCCGAAGCTAGACAGGCCAGTACAGAGCGGCATCTCGGGCTACGTATCGATACGTCGCGAGACAGGCCGATACAAGTGGGACTAGCCTGCAATTGCAAGAGCCTCCGGGGCAGCGGGCCACGCAGCCCCGGAGGCAGCCGACGAACGGAGCGTCGACAATGACCCACCCTACGGAGCCACAGCCCGCGGTCCAGACCGCCGACACGATCGATGCGCTCGAACCGGCCGGGCCGACCCCGTGCCGCTGCGGCAGCACCGAGCATGAGGCCATCCGCATCGGCGACCAGTTGTCACCGAGCGGGTCCGCCGTTCGCGCCGTCTACGTGTGCCCCGCCGTATCCGCCACCGGGCTCGAGGGTGTGCTGTGAAGCCGGCGCCGCGGCCGGTAGCGCCGCCGACCCCGGAGTGGACCGCGCTCGTCGTCCATCTGCAGGCGTGTGAGACGTGCCGGACGAGCGGGCCATGCGAGACCGGGCAGCGGCTCGTCGAGGCCCACAAGGACACCCGCGGCTGACCTTGCCTCAGAGGCACAGGATCGGGCGCATGGTCTTACCGTGACGGTAAGTGCTGGCCATCGCCTGACCTGCGGTTACGGAAACGTGCGGGGCGCACTAGATGCGCACAGATTAGTGGAGCGTTCAACCTTCCCTTATCGTCCGACGTGATGTTGACTCTGATTCAGTCGTGCAGCTCGGACATTGCGGGCAGTGGTCTACCCGTGCAGGAGGTCGGTGACATGGATTCGCAGCGCGTGAGCGACAAGCAGCAGGTGGCTGAGTTTCATCTCGCTCCCGCCCTCCATACGCTGGATCGTCGACCGGTCGACGCCGCTGGTGTAAGCGAGGCTCTCCTGCGTCATGTTCTGGTGCAGCCGGCGCACGCGGATGCGGTCGCCCGCGGCCCGGCGGGCATCGAGGACCCACTGGGGCTGTTCGGCTGGCACCCGCTCAACGTCTTACGGACCATGATCATAAGTCAGCAGCAGTTTTGCGGCATTCTCTGATCATGAAAGTCGCGCGACGGACGCCCCTTCCCCCGCCGTAGAACAGGTGGGTGCCGCCTTCGGGTGGCCGCCGCAACCTCCCGCTTGCGGCCCTGCGGCCTGGCATATGCCGTGGGATCAGGGGTAGGGTCGGCTGTCGAACAGATGTTCCATTCATAAATACTTCGGCGCCGCGGCGTTCAGGTCTCCGCGGCGCCGAGTGGACCGCCGCCTGGCCGTGTACCCCCGGCTGGGAGGTGGACCAGTGCGGGTGCCGGGGAGTAGTTGCCGGGCACCCGTGCGAACGAGTGAGCCGTGGGCCGTTATCGGTGTACGGGGCACTCGTTGAAAGAAAAAGCCGGGCCCGGCTCCCACCATCGCCCCGAAGGGCGCTCCCGGGGGGAGCCGGGCCCGGCGCTTTAAAGCACTCGTCCCGGGGACAGTCTGCCACTGGGAAACAAGTGGGAAACGATCGTGTCCTTTCCTGGCGTCAGGTGGCAACACGTGGCCACTGTTTCGCGGCGTAACGCCAGCTAGAGGACCCGGGTTACTTCAAACCGCACGCTCAGAGAATCGCGCAGTCATCCGGCTTGAAGAAGTCGTAGTACTTGATGGATCGGGGCCGTGAATCGCCCCGACCTGCAGAGTCCTTGATCTGAATCCCTCAAGTGGGAAACAACTGGGAAAGAAGCATCGCCCCGTAGGGCTACTTCCGCTCCTGGAGCCCGTCCCAACGCTCCTGCAACGTCTTCATGATGCCCTCTTCCATCGGCACTGTCACGGACGAGTAGACGCCCTCGACGCCCGGCACCTCGTGGCCCATCCGCGACTCCACCGCGAACCGGCTGTGGCCGTCCTCGTCCAGCCACGCCTTCGCGCCATGGCGGACCAGATACAGGCGCCGGCCCGCGAACGACGGCACTGCGGGGATGGCCGGGCGATTCCACCGGGCCTGCTTCGCCTCGCGCTTCTCGGCGCCGTCAGCCATCGGACGCCACCACCGGTAGTCGAAGTTCACCACGCCCAGACTCCCGCCCTCGAGCGCCGGGAAGACCCACGGCCTGTCGTGCGAGGAGAGCAGTTGCTCCAGCATCTCCGCCAGGAACGGCGGAATCACCAGCGTCCTGTACGACTCATACTTCGGCGGCATGAACGCGAGCCCGCCGTCCTTGTACTGCACCTGCCGCTCAACACGGATCGCGGGCATGAGGTTGTCGCCCTTGCCGTACCGCGCGAGGTCGTCGTTGTAGCGGTCGTGGTCGTCGGGGTTCGATCGCAGGTCCATGCCGGGCCAGTTGGGGTAGCAGTACTCGCGGGTGAGCCCGTACAGCTCCGCCGGCCGCATCCCGGTGCAGGCCATCGTCCAGATGAAGACGTAGCCCGAATCGCCCAGCAGCGTCCGGGCGTTGACCGCGAGCTGCTCCACGGCCGCGGCCGTCATGTCGGGCTTGCGCTCCTTCGGCTTGCGCGTATACCGACCCCGGCGCCTGGTGCGCTCCACCGGGGAGGTCTTGATGAGTCGCGGCACAGCATCGTCGAGAATCATCCCGAAGATCGTCATGACCTTCTTCGCCGTGTTCGGCTTCAGTACGCCGTTGATGTGCTTGCGGAAGGCTCGGAAGGCCATCACGTCGATGTCGGCAACGGCAGCGTTGCGCTTCTTGAAGTAGGGGCGGATGTGGGTCTCAACGATGGACCGGTAGTTCCGCTCCGTCAGATGCGCGTGGTCGAGGCCCGCGAGCCAGCTGTCGAGCCAGTCGGACATGAGGGTGGCGCCGTCGGCGTTCTTCACATGCATGCCGTGACGGATCTCGTAGATCTTGTCCTGGCCGTGCTGGAACGCCGATTCTTCGTCGGTGAAGCCGCCCTTGGACTCGAACCGCTTGCGGCCGTCGTCGTGATACTCGCCCGACCACCACTTCACGCGGCAGGTGCCGCCCCGCCACTCCGTGTAGACGTCCTGCGCGCGTCTGGCCATGTCGCCCCTTCGCTGCCGGTGGCGCGGAGGCTCGGCGTGTACCCCTACTACCGCCTCGCCTCCGCGTCGCCATGATCTCAGCCCGCCTGCCCCAAAGGACAGCGCGGGCAGTGACCACATTCGCCACCGAGGTCCCTCACCAACTCCCGCATCGAGGCCCGGGCTTGCGGCCTCTCCTGGATCTGGACCGGCACGACACAAACGATCCCGTCATCGGTGCGGACCGCCGTTCCATCGAACCTTGGCCCGTAGTCGACTATGAGCGCGTCGCTTTGCTGCATGGCTCCCCCTTACGTCGCCTGTAGGGAAGCCCCGAAGGACGTGAAACGACTCTGCCACATTCGAGCCCTGTTGGGACTGGCTGGGACTGAAGTGATACGAGGAGTGACGTAACAGCTAAGTAGAAGCAAAAAGGTTGTACGTCAAACGGGTGAACTTCGACTAGATCAGGCCCTGTTCGCGCAGGTCGCGTACTACCTGCTCGCTCATCTCCCGGATCTCCTCCGCCGAAGTCCCCTTCGCTGTGGCGATCAGCGCCAGTTGCACCGTTTTCAGAGCCTCCCTGTCCAGCACCTCGCGAGGAAGCGGCGACTTCTGGACATCCGGAGCGCCATCTTCCTTCATGTCGCTCACGGGGATGGGCTCACCGCCCTCGGCCACCTTGAGGCAGCTGCCAGGGGCCCACCGCAGCAGACCGTCGATCTTGACGTAGTTCGTCTCCCGGATCGGGAGGCCCTTCTCGACTCGCTGCCACGTGCCTTTGGAGACGCCGGCCTTCTTGGCGTTGGCGTCGTTCATGGCGATGCCGAGGTCGGCGCGGCGACGTCGGACTGCCCGCGCCAGCCTCTCAAGGTCGTGCTCGGTAGGGGATGGCATGGGGTCATCTTGGCAGGACTAGCGGGGACCAGCCAGGACCAGGGGCTACTTAGGCCCAAAAGAGACCCTACGTTTGCCCAGCTCACAGGCTATCTGAGGCCTACAGGTGACAACTAGTGGCAACCCAAGGCCATCTATGGCTAGACGTTGGGGTCATCTAGGGGTAACTTCTACGCATGGCACAAACCCCAACCACTTACTCAGTGGACGGGACGGCTATCTGCACCAAGCGCATGCAAGCGGGGATGGAAGTCCAGCAGCTCGCCGACCTCGTCGGCATCACCGCGAACTACCTCCGAAAGCTGGAGCGCGGAGCCCGCACCCGCATGAGACCTGGCCACTACCAGGCCCTCAGAGCCGCCCTGGACGCACACCAGACCGAACTCCTCGCCCCCCACCCGGACCCCCCAGAAAGGAAGTGAAGTGAACAGCATCCAGTCCCCGACCCCCCTCACGGCGGACACCGGCGCCCCGCAGTTCTACGACCTGCCCGAGGTCGCCAGCATCCTCAAGTGCAGCGTCCGCACCGTCCGGCGATACCTCGCCGACGGCCGGCTCGGCTACAGCCAGGAGAAGCCATACGCGGTCATCCGCGTCAGCGCCCAGGACATCGCCGACTACTACCAGGCCAGCCGGATCGGGCCCACGCGCGTCACCCGCGCCCACGGCCGCCCTCGCCGCAAGCCGGCCCACTCCGCCGCTTAACGCGGCAAGCCCCCACTACCGGGCTTCCACACACCGGCAGCAGGGGCCTCGCGGCCCGAGAGCCGCGCGATCCACCACTCACCACTCCGAAGAGAAGAGGCAGATCGGTGCCTACATCATCCACTACGCCGGAGCGCGAGATCGAACGCCTCCGCATCGAGCGGGACGAACTCGCCGCCGCCGCAAAGCGCGTGGCCGAGTCCCTCCAGTCGTTCATCAACGACTCCACAGACCCGGGCACCGAGGCGCTGGGCGCCCACTACGAGGTGTCCCGGCTCCTCGCGAAGCTGGAGATCGACGGGCAGGTGATCGGCGACTCCGAGTACCTGTCGCGCTTCTCCGTCACCCCGGCCGAGGTCCACCGCTTCCTGTCCACCCGCCTCGCCGAGGACGTGCACTTGCGCTACCAGCAGGCCGTCGGCGGCCGGGCTGCCACGGAGGCCGCGAAGGACATCCGCATGACGGCCGCCAAGTTGGACGCCACGCTCGGGACCCAGACCGAGACCGCTTCGACCATGCGGAACGCGGCTGACGGGATCGACCCGCTGAAGGGCGGCGGCCCGTTCCCGTCCGAGCTGATCCGCTTCGGCGAGACAGGCAGCCAGCGATGACCGACTACTCCGCTTCCGCTGCCCGGTTCGCCCGGGAGACGCGCGGCCACGAAATGACGGTCCTGCACGAGGACGGCCTGTACCGGCATCTGAAGTGCGCGAACCCGAACGGCGGCTTCTACCGCTTCGACCTGATCACCTGGCCGCACAACGTGTTCCTGCGCGGTGACGGTTTCTCCTTCGGCTTCTCCGTGTGGCCGACCGAGGACATGTTCGACGTGTTCCGCGGGTCGAGCAGCGGTGGCATCAATCCGGGCTACTGGCAGGAGAAGGTCACCGCCGGGAAGGTTCGGGACTGGTCGGAGGATCTGTTCCGCGCCTGGGTGCTCGACGAGGCCACGAAGGCGGAGGCCCAGCATCCGGGCGCCGTCGAGGCCGTCGGCAGGCAGATCCTCAACTCGGACGAGCACAGCACCGAGTACCAGGGCACTGCTGAGTACGCGGTTGCGGCGTTCAGCCACGGCGACTTCCGGCTCCGCATCCCGAACGACTGGGAGAAGGACTTCGAGGACTTCTCGTGGGAGTTCCTCTTCGCCTGCCACGCCGTCCTGTTCGGCATCGCCAAGTATGACGCGCTCTCGAAGGCGGTGGCGGCATGACCGACTACCCCGAGGTCACCGCTTGGCTGGTGAAGAAGGCCCGCGAGTTCCGTGCCGACGGTACGCGCGAGGGCCGAGCGCAGGCCGACACGGTGGCGGTGATCGCCTCGAAGATCAGCCGTGGCGCTGTCCGTCCGAACAACCTGCTGATGCTGCCCGACCCCGGCTTCTTCGAGTCCGGGCGCACGTACCAGAGCAGCCTGCACGCCGACCTCCGGTTCGAGTGCCTCGCGATCAGCACCGACCCGGCCACCCGTGAAACGCAGGCCATCGGTTGGCGGTTCGGTCCGCCCGACGAAGGCGTCCGGAAGCACCGGCTCGCCGCGCTGGGCGCCAGCGATTGGTCCTGCTGCGACTGGACCGACGTCACCGAAACGGCAGAGGCCCCCGAGTCGCAGCACTTCGACAAGGTGCCGGACCCGGCGGACGGATGCCACTGGTGCGCGTGCGGCAACCGCTGGCCCTGCAAGCACGCCCAGGCGGTGACGGCATGACCAGCTCAATGGAGTGGATTCGCCGCACCTACGACGTGCCCGCCCGGCACGGCATGCGTATCGAGTACGACGGCAAGCCCGCCACGATCGTCGGGACTCGCGGCCCGTACCTCGCCTTTCGGGTCGACGGCGAGAAGCGAATCGCGGCCGACCACCCGACCTACCGCATCGTCTACCCGGCCATCCCCGAACCTGCCCGGCCGCGCGGCTGGTGCAAGCACTGCATGAAGGACCGGGCCATGACCGCAGATGGAGTGATGGGCCGCCACCACTGGAGCGGCCGCAGCTACTCGGCGTACAGCAGCAAGAGCCAGCGCTGGTCCAAGCCGTGCCCCGGCACCGGCAAGCCCCCGTGGAAGCCCGTCCGCAACCAGACCCACCCCGGCGAACAGCGGGAGGCAGCGTCATGACCGCCACCGACCCTACCCTGGCCGCCCGGATCGCCGAGCTGGGTGTCCCGCTGTCGGCGGACTACGCGCCGCAGCCCACCCCCCGCTGGCAGCAGCTCCGCACGGACCTGATCCGCACGTTCCGCGACTACATGCCGGAGACGGCCGCGACCAAGGCAGTCGACAAGCTCGACGAGGTGATCGCCGAGGCGCTGCTGAAAGGCACCGCCGAGATCCGGCGCCTGAAGGCGGAGCGCGACGCCCTCCAGGAACGCCTGGAGACCGTGCGCGCCGTGTGCGACGCAGCGGACCACGCGGGCGTCACGTCCGGCGGCTGGTTCACGGTCGACGCCGTTCGTAAGGCAGTGGGCGGCGGTGAGCCCCGGTGACCCGCCCGATCCGCGACCTGGACGTGCCGCTGGCCACCGTGCAGGCCCTCGTCGCCCGGCAGCGGGCTGCGGCCCGCGCCGAGGAGTCGGCGGCAAAACTCCGCTGGCTCCTCGCCCACCCGGCACCCAGCCGTCCCGCCACCCGCGGCGAGCTCAAGGAACAGCGGCACTGGCTGCACGACGCCGACCCCGACTCCACCAGCCCCGCTTTCCGCGTGAACCTCATCAAGCGCCCCCAGGAGAAGCCGTGACCACGCGCATCATCGGCGGTATCACCGTCGACTTGTCCGACGGCCCGATCCGCACCGAGTACTCCCGCGGCTTCGACGGCAAGCCGACCGCACGCCTCGTCATCGGCGACGGCAGCGACAGCATCGGGATCGCCGTCACCAGCTCGCCGGCCGAGACGCTCGCCCAGCTGCAAGAGGCCGTGGCCGAACTCGCCGCCTGGGCCGTCCGCATGGAGAGCCTCAAAGCCCTCCCGGAGGTGGCCTGATGACTGGCTTCCTCGACGGCACCGAGATCGACCTCGACCGGGTGCAGGTCGCCCTCGACGGCAGCCGCTGGCTGTGGACCTGCGACCACACCGAGTCCGGCGAGCCGCTGATGCTGCGCCTCGACCAGACCGGCGCCGGAGCCCTGCCCCTGCCGGTCGTGTACGCGGGCCACGGGCCGCTCCTGGCCGAAACCCAGCCGACCACCGCCGCCATGTACCGGCAAGTCCTGGAGGCGGCGTGAGCACCGAGCAGCACCTCTGGGAGATCGACCACCCGTACTACGCCAGCGAAGGCAACTTCTACAAGGTCGGGCTGCACAACCTCTTCAGCTCCTGGGACGAGTTCGTCGAGACGACCTTCTACGACGGCGACCGGGACCTCAACCTGCTCTACCGGTGGGACTGGGAGAAGCCCGGCTTCAACGACTGGGAGGGCGACGAGCAGCTGAAGCTGTTCTTCATCCTCCAGCGCAAGGCCATCTGCTGCTCCGTCGAGATGCCGATCACTGAGGCTGACGAGCCGCGCGTCCGCTGGTTCCTGGAGGAGTGCGCGCAGACCATGCGCGCCATCTGGGAGCCGGTCGCGCTGGACGCGGCGGTGGCCTCGTGACCGCTCCCGTCCCCGTCCCGCGCCTGTCGCCGATCGCGGGCGCGTTCAACGCCTTCGTGGCCTGGCTCAACGACCGGCTGGCCGCGCACGCGCTCCTGCTCGAAGCCGAAGTCGCCGTGGCTATCGCCGAAAACCAGCAGCTGACCGCCAACCGCACCCAGGGGGAATCCCAGTGACCGACCGCATCCTGCCGCACGACCCGTACATCACCGCCGTCGTCGACGCGCTCACCGAAGCCGGCCTGGAGCCCGAGCAACCCGACGCGTTCGTCGAGGACTCCTACGACGTGCCCTACCTGCGTGGCGCCATCACCCTGACCACCGAAACGTCCGGCATTCCCGACACCCGCTTCAGGTACGGCCTCATCCTCATCTGGGACTGGCACACCGGCCGTGACGAGGACTACGACCGCGGCCCGTCCTGGCAGTGGGCGAAGCTGGTCGACTCCCACGGGCAGAGCGTCCTCCCCGAGCCCCTCCCCGTCCCGGGCTGGGTGGCTCCCGCGATGCTCGCCGCGACCGTCGCCACCCTCGCCCACACCGGCAAGCCCACCCCGATGGGAAGCCTGTGGCACCCCCACCTCATCGCGCCCGTCGAGACCGCCATCGAGGCGTGGGCCGCCGAGGAGACGTCGTGAGCTTGAACCTGATCCCCGCCCGCTACCGGAACCGCCATCGCGGCAAGACCGGACTGCAGCTGCAGCGCGAGTTGACGCAGGCCGAGGACAAGGCGACGTCGCTGACCGCGGCCCTGGACCAGGCGTTGGCCGAGCTCGCGGACCTGCGTGAGGAAAACGGGGCCCTGCGCAACCTGAAGGCCGCCGCCGACGACACGTTCGTCATTCAGGTCCAGCTCATCGACGACCTCGAAGACGACGTCCGCCGCCTGCGCGCTGAACTCGCCGAAGAGCAGGGCGCCCGCGCCGTCGCCGACAAGGACGCTGAGACCCGCGGCCGATGGGTGGCCGACCTGGAAGGCAAGGTCGCCGATCTCGAACGGCGCCTAGACGTGCGGAAGCTCGCGGAGACCGCCGTCACCATCACGCAGCCGATCCCCGTCATCACGCCGGTGCTGCCGCTGCACCTGTCGCCGATGGCGTCCGTCGACCCCACGCACGTGCCCGCGTCGGCACTGCACACCTGACTCGCCGGGCCGCCAGATGGCCAACGGCTGGCAGGCCCGGCGCCCAACGCAAGAACCCCCGCCCGGGGCTAACGGGCGGGAGTCCACCACCAGCTTCCCATGGAGGGGAACGCCATGATCGGTGAGACCACCGACTACACGATGATCGTCCACGGCCAGCAGAAGCACACCTTCTCCGGCGCCGTACAAGCAGCGCCCGGACTGGTCGTCTTCCGGATGCCCGCCAGCCAGTCGCTGAACAACCCGGCCCGCTGGCGGATCGGCCACCACGAGGGCCTCGCCGTCGCTGAGTCGATGACCCGCGAGAACGCCTTCAAGGGCGTCGAAATCCTCGCCGAGTCCGGCGTCGACTGGACGCAGGACGCCGAGGACCTCAAGGAAGCGATCACCGACAAGGTGGCCCGCAGCCTGTACGCGAAGCTCAGCTACGCGTGGTGCGACGAGCCCGGCAGCAACTACATGCCCGGCGACGTCAGCAGCAACGGCACCTACACCGACGCGGACATCGAGGAAGCGGCAGCCGCAGCAAAGGCGGACGGCTTCAATGCCGCGGACATCCTCGTCGCGATGAGCGCCACGGTCCCGTGGATGGGCCTCGACACCGGCGACTTCAACGAGGCCCACGACCGCATCGCCCGCGCTGCTGGCGCCGAGTAGCCACAACTCCCCATACCGCCGCGGCGGGCGCCCCCTCGCTCCCGCGGCACCCAGGGCGGCTCGCCCCGCACCCACCCCCCGGTCGGGGCGAGCCTCCCGCCCTTCACGACACCTGAAAGCGAGTCCCATGAGCACCGAAAGCACCACAAAGCAACCGCCGCCACTGGCATTCGTGGACTGCGAGACGACAGGCCTCGACCCGTTCCAGCACGACCCGTGGGAGATCGCGGTCATCCTTCGCAAGCCGAAAGAGGACGACCAGGAGCACGTCTTCCGCATCGCCCCCGACCTCGCCAGCGCGGACCCGAAGGCGCTGGAGATCAACCGCTTCCACGAGCGGACCAGCGCCACCGACTGGACCTGGAACGAACCGCAGGACGTCGCACGCTCCCTGTACCGGCTCCTCGACAGCGCCATCGTGATCGGCTCCAACCCGGCATTCGACGCCGAGATGATCGCCGTCGTCTTCGGCCGCTACTACTGGCAGCCGAGGCCTTGGCACTACCGCGCCGTCGACGTCGCCACCCTCGCGGCCGGCTACATCTACGGCAACGACCGCGACTTCATGCTGCGGAACGACCGCCCGTTCTCTTCCTATTGGGTGTCGCGCGAGGTCGGCGTCGAGCCGCCCACCAAGGACGTCGCCCACACCGCGCTCGGCGACGCCAGGTGGGCCCGCGACGTCTACGACGCGGTCACCGGCGGTGCGAAGTGACCGCCGCGGTGGAGGTCGAGGCCCCGCAGATCGTCGACGGCCTGTCCGCCGAGGCCTACCACGCGGACACGACGTCGATCTCCTCGTCCGGCCTGCGCGCCCTGCTCAACCCGGGTTGCCCCGCCCAGTTCAAGTACGACCGGGAGCACCCGCAGCCGCACAAGAAGGAGTTCGACCTCGGGCACGCCGCGCACCTGCTGGTGCTGGGGGAGGGCCCGGAGCTGGAGGTCATCGACTTCCCGGACTGGCGCAAGAAGGACGCGCAGATCCAGCGGGACGAGGCCTACCTGGCGGGCAAGGTGCCGCTGCTCACCAAGGACCACGACATGGTCCAGGCGATGGCGGAGGCGATCCGCCAGCACCCGATCGCCAGCCCGCTGTTCGCCCCTGGTGCGGGTGTCGCCGAGCAGTCGATCTTCTGGACGGATCCGGCAACCGGGGTCCGCTGCCGGGTCCGGCCGGACTGGCGGCGCGGGTCGATCGCCGTCGACTACAAGACGATCAAGGACGCGGCGCCGGACACCATCTCCCGCGCCATCAAGGACCGCAGCTACCACCAGCAGGACGCCTTCTACATCGACGGCATCGAGGCCGCAGGGCTCGCCCCCGAAGGCGCCCGCTTCGTCTTCGTCTTTCAGTCGAAGATCGCGCCCTACCTGATCACGGTCCGCGAACTCACCGACCAGGACCGGGACATCGGCCGCGCCCGCAACGAACGCGCCCTGCGCATCTACGCCGAATGCGAAGCCACCGGCAGCTGGCCCGACTGGACCGGCGCCGTCACCGAAATCCCCCAGATCGGAATGCCGACCTGGGACACCATCCGACAGGCAGAGGAATACCTGAAGTGACCAGCACAGACATCGCCCAGCGCGACGAGAAGACCGTCGCCACCGCAGCGCCGCAGCAGCCGACCAACGAGCTCATGCAGTGGGTCGAATCCGCGAGGCAGGCCAACCTCGTCGCCCAGTCCCTCGCCAACACCAGCTTCGCCGGCGCCTACCGCGGCAAGCCCGACGAGATCACCGCCGCGATCCTCACCGGCCAGGAACTCGGCCTCCAGCCGATGACGGCCCTCAAGTCGATCGACGTCATCCAGGGACAGCCCGCCCTCCGCGCGCACGCCATGCGGGCCATCGTCCAGCACCAGGGCCACGAGATCGAACTCGTCGAGTCCGACGACGTCCACTGCATCATGCGAGGCCGCCGCAAGGGCGCCGAGACCTGGCAGCAGGTCGTCTGGGACATCCCGCGAGCCCAGCGAATGGGCCTCCTCGGCAAGGACCAGTGGAAGAAGCAGCCCAAGACGATGCTCGTCGCCCGCGCAACCGGCGAACTTTGCAGGCTCATCGCCTCCGACGCCCTGCACGGCCTGCCGTATGCGGCTGAAGAAGTCGACGGCTACGTCCACGGCGAGATCGCACCCGCCAAGGCGCCGCTGAGCGTTGCCGCCCTGACGGCCCCGGCCCCCGCCGCGGCGCCCGAGCAGCCCGCCGCCGAGCCCGCGTACACCGTCGCCCGCGACGACGAGTCCAGCGACGGGGTCTGGGACGCCGAAGCGGCCGAAGGCTCCACCGACTGGCCCGAGGCGGCCACCACCGGCGGTGCCGCGTGAACGGGCCGCAGCACTACCAGCGAGGCATGGAGCTCCTCGTGATCGCCGAAGCGAAGCGCCGCTTCCACGACGGCGATCTTCAGGACGATGCCGAATCGCACGCCCACGCCGACGCCTACCTCGCCGAAGCGCAAGCCCACTTCGACGCAGCCAAGATCGCCCTGGATGTCGACAAGCTCGCCGACCGGTACGTCGGCGACGGCGACCACATCAGCGAGTGGCGCGCCGCGACCGGCAACAAGTCAGTCCCAGCCGACGACCCGGGGGCGGTTCGGCATGCGGCCGAGTTCGGCCCCTACATCAAGGGCCAGCCGTACTCGCCGCCCGTCGAGACGGCCCTGCGGAATCTCAACCTCGCAGGCCACGTCACGCCCGGCGACACCCTCAACGCGGCTATCCCCGTCATCGCCGGGCACATCGCGGAAGCCCTCACCGACGGCGAGAGCGACGCGGTCCGCGCGTGGGCCCGCAGCGTCGCCGACGAGTTGAAGCGAATCGGGCTCGACCTCCGAGGCCGCGTCGAGCAGCGCGCCGAAGACCTCAACGGCGGCAAGCCCTTCAGCTACGACAGCCCCCTCCGCTACAGCGACCAGCCCCCGTTCTAGCCCACCCGAGTCCGGGCTCCCGCCCGCCGAAATCAGGCGGGGGCCCGGCAACACCAAGGAGACCACGCCATGACATCCAAGACCACCATCACCGCCGTCGACGGCACCGACGCCCTCGCCTTCGTAATCATCCGACCCGGCAAGACCGAAGGCGGCGTCGAGATCGAGGCCGTCGCGAACGGGATGGGCCAGCCCGCCGCCGCCTACGTCCTGCGGCACGTCGCCAACCAGTGGGACGGCGGCGGAGACGACCCCGCCGCCACCCTGTCGGCGCTCAACACGCTCGCCGAGCGGTACGAGGAGACCGCCGCCAAGGCCGTCAGTGACGTCGCCAAAGCACGCGCCCGGCAGATCAGCCAGGCCGCCCGCGACATCCGCACGGTACTCACCACCGGCCGCATCCCGCACTGGTTGATGACGGACGCCGAGCTCGAGGCCGCCATCCCCGTCCAGGACGCCGAGATCGCCGACGAGGAGACCGCGTCATGACCCACATCGCCCCCGCCTTCGACGGCACCCAGCTCGCCGCCGCGGCCCCCGCCGCTACCCGCCGGATAGTCGACGACTTCGAGGCCTGGGTCACCGAGGTCTGGGACGCGTTCGTCGAGGCCGCGGACTCCCGCGAGCCGTTCACGATCGCCGACGTCGCCGCCCGCAAGCAGCTCCCGGACCCGCCCCGCCCGGCTAGCCAGTGGGGGAGCCTCCCGGCCCGGCTGCAGGACGCCGGGCTGATCTGCCACCACGGCTTCGGCGGCAGCCAGCGCGCCCACCAGTCCCTCGTCCACGTGTGGATCGGCGTCCCCGCCGCCATGCGGGAGATGGTCGCCGCCCGGCGCCGCGAAGAACGCGCCGCACGACGAGCCGCCCGCGCCGAGCAGCGGAAGGCGGCCGCCTGATGAGTCGCCCCCGCAACTACGACGACCTGCCCGTCTCCCGCATCGTCGGCGGCAACATCGCAGTGATGCGCGCCGCCCGCGGATGGTCGCAGCGCACCCTCGCCGACCGCACCAAGGGCGGGGAGGGAAAGCCGGTCGGATTCAGCACGATCTGCCGCATCGAGAAGACGCGCGAGCCCGGCACCAGCCCGGTCGCCGTCTGTGTCGACGACCTCGTCGCCCTGGCTGCCGCCTTCGGCGTCCGCCCCGAGCAGCTTCTCGACGAGCCCAAGTGCCACGCCTGCATGGATGCCCCGCCTGCCGGGTTCACCTGCAACGCCTGCGGCACGGCCGGAGGTGCCGCGTGATCCCCCTCTTCCTCGCCCGCCTCGCGCTCATGACGGGCATCGCCGCCCTCGCCTACCAGGCCATCAGGAGGCGGACGTGAACACCGACGCCATCAACGCCGCGATCGCCGCCAGCCTCCTCCTCTTCGCCGCCTGGGTCATCCGCCGCAGCATCCAGGCCCTGCGCGGCGCCGACCAGATCGTCGCCGACGCCATCAACGACATCCGAGAGGAGGAAGCCTCATGACCACCGCCGTCCGCGAAGCCCCCCACCACCGCAACCTCACCTGCTACACCGACTACGGCTGCCGTCTCCCCGACTGCCGGGAACGGTTCAACGACTGGCAGCGGAACCGGCTCCGCGCTGTCGCAGCCGGAACATGGCAGCCGTTCATCGACGCCACGCCCGTTCGCGAACACCTTCTCAAGCTGTACGCCGCCGGCTCCACCATCCAGCGGATCTCCGACCTCACCGGCATCGACTGGAACACGGTCCGCCTCTACACGCAGCCGGCCGTGAAGCAGGGCCGCGGGATGATCCGGCAGACCACGGCTGAGGTCCAGGCGAAGATCCTCGCCATCCCCGTCGAGCCGGTCCTGCCCGGTCGAGTCGACCCCACCGGCACCCGTCGCCGCATCCAAGCCCTGTCCGCAATCGGCTGGCCGCTCAAGGAACTCGGCCAGCACGTCGGCATCAAGCCCGACAACGTGCGCCGCATCCTCGTCCGCGGCCAGAAGGTCTACGGCACCACCGCCCAGGCCACCATCGACGCCTACGAACGGCTCCGCAACGACAAGCCCCGCAAACACGGCGTCAGCAAGCTCGGAGTCGCCCGAGCCCTCCGCAACTCCCAGCAACACCGGTGGGCGCCGCCGAAGTACTGGGACCAGCACCCCGGCGCCATCGACGACCCCCACTTCGAGTCGATGTACCGCGTCACCCGCCGGGAACTCATAGCGCAAGACGCGCACTGGGTCATGTCCACCGCCGGGCTCGACCGTGCCGCCGCCGCCGAGCGCCTCGGCGTCGACAAGTCCTACATCGACCACGCGTTCCGCGACCACCCCGAGTACGCGATCGAGGTGGCGGCATGACCCCGGAGAAGCGCGAGCAGGTCGAAACGCTCCTGCACGCCGGACACAGCGACCTCGCCATCCACCGGGAAACCGGTGTCGATCGCGGCACCGTCCGCCGGTACCGGAAGCGCCTCGGCCTGCCTGGCTACCGGGTCACCGCCGACAGTCCCGCATGCCGCCACGGGCACCCGTTCCCCGACAACGTCGCCCACTACCCCAACGGCTGGCTCTACTGCCTGGCCTGCTCTCGGATCCGCGGGCGCAACAGGGCCAGTACCTACCGGCCGCGGAAGGCCAGCACCCGCCAGCCGCGGAAAAGGGTCAGCACCTACCAGCCCGTACAGCCGGACGAAATCGCCATCGAGCGCGCCGTAGCCGGTGACCCGCCCGACCGGCTGACTCCCCGCGAACGGGCCGCCGCCATTGCCCAGCTCGACCGCCGCGACTACTCGGCCGCTGTCATCGCCGAGCGCGTCCGCTGCACCCCGCGCACCGTCCACCGGGCCCGAGCCAAGGGAGTCGCGGCATGAAGCGCCCCCGCGTCCTCGACCTGTTCTGCTGCGCCGGCGGTGCAGGCATGGGCTACTGGCGGGCTGGTTTCGACGTCGTCGGCGTCGACATCGTGGACCGCCCCCGCTACCCGTTCACGTTCATCCAGGGCAACGCACTCGACGTCATGCGGGAACGGTGCCAGGAATTTCACCTCGTCCACGCCTCCCCGCCCTGCCAGCCCCACACCGCCCTCACCAAGGGCACCAACCGGGGCCGCGAGTACGCCGACTTCCTCGCCGAGATGCGCGAACTGTGCCTGTGGTTCGGCGTCGACTGGGTCATCGAGAACGTGGCCGGCGCCCCCATGCGAGCCGACCTCAACCTGTGCGGCGAAATGTTCGGGCTCGGCGTGATCCGGCACCGCAAGTTCGAACTCGGATGGATCGGAGCCACGCCAGCCCGGCAGCCCGAGCACAAGCGGCACCGGGGTCCGGTCCGCGGCTGGCGACACGGCGTGTACCGCGACGGACCGTACATCGCCGCCTACGGCAAAGGCGGCGGCAAGGGCAACGTCGCCGAGATGCAGGCCGCCATGGACATCACATGGACCGACGTCCACGAGGAACTCACCGAGGCCATCCCGCCCGCCTACACGAAGTACATCGGCCGCGAGTTCATCACAGCCGGCGAATGGGGCGCCCGCAGCGAACCAGACCCCGACAAGCGCCTGAAGGCGATCGCCCGCGGCGGACTACTGCCCGCCGCCTAGCCCGGACACGACAAAGGCCCCGCCGATGGCGGGGCCGGGAGGAAGGAGGGGACGTGACGTCAGGTCGAGTCGAGAGCGCGGAACTTGGCGAGGGCCAGGGCCTCGGTGAGGACACGAGCCTTGTGCTTTGCGTGCACGTCGTCGGCGTCTTGCAGCTCCTCCACGTAGGCGCGGAGTTCGCGGAGCGTGGCGTAGTCCTCGTAGCTCACGATCACGGCCGCTTCCTCGCCGCGATTGACCAGCACGGTCGGTTCGCCGGCGAAGCGCGCACGGGCGATGACCTTGCCGAGGACGTTGCGTGCCTCGGCGATCTGGTTCCGGTGGACGGTCGGCCGCTCGCTCATGAGCAGATCGTAGCTGATAGCCGCAATGGTCATCTTAGTCTCCTTAGCTCAGACGCCTTTCTTAGCTATGATAGCTACAGCGGGGAGGGGTTGAACACACCGCCCTAAGCGCCCTGGTTCCACGCGCCCAAAACCCCTCAGCGTCCCCGCCGAAAGAGAGTCCCCATGCCCAGCAGGTTCGAGTTCGAGCGAGCAGTGAAGGCGAGCAGCCTGCCGCCGCTGTCGCGCTTGCTGGCGCTGACGATCGCTACGTTCGCCAACTCGGAGACGGGTGTTATCCCGGCGCGCTATCAGCCCTCCCTCTCGACGCTCATGGCCGCGACGGGCATGTCGAAGGGGTCGCTCCTTGCGCACCGAAAGACGCTCGACGAGGAGAAGTGGGTGACGTTCACGTCGCCCAGCCAGGAAGATCAGGTCCGGAAGAAGGCCCGGAATGTCTACAAATTGCACGTTCCGGCTGGGTCAGCAGCTGACCTAGCTACTGGGTCACCCGATGACCTAGACAATCCGGACACTGGGTCAGCAGCTGACCCAGAGCTAGGTCAGCAGATGAACCAAGTTGGGTCAGCAGCTGACCACAAGAGTTCCTTTACCTCTTCAGCTAGCAAGCAGGACGCCCCGAAACTCGACGGCCCCCGCATCGCCGTCAACTGTCAGCCGCTCGTCTCCGCCATGCAGCAAGCAGGGATCCACGTCTCCTGGGAGCTGTCCGCCAACGAATGGCTGCAGATCGAATCGATCATCAAGCGCATCCCGGTCGACGTTCTCGTCGCCGATGCAGTCGAGGCCTGGCACCGCGCCCGCAGCACGCCGCGACTTGCCCGCTACTTCCTCGCCGGATGGCGCGGCATTCCAGAGGTCCCCGAAGGCGCGCCCCGCCAGCCAGCCAAGCCCGTTCGCCACCTCCGGCCCGTCGCCGGACAAAGCCCCGAAGACAGGGGGATCTTCTAAGTGACCACCGATCTCGAGCCCGACTTCGCGGACATCCCGCTCGAGCGTGTCCCGCCGCAGGACTTCGAAGCCGAGCAGGGCGCCCTCGGCGCCTGCCTGCTCTCCAAGAAGGCGCTCGCCGAAATCCGAGACGCCGTCGAAGTCGCGGCCTTCTACCAGGCCCGCCACCAGGTGATCTTCGCCGCGATTCTCCACATGGACTCGCGAGGCCTGTCCGTCGACCAGATCACCCTCGGCAAATACCTTGCCGACACCGGCGATCTCCTCCGCGTCGGAGGCGCCGCATACCTGTACGAGCTCGTTCGCGCCGTGCCCACCGCCGCCAACGGCGAGTACTACGCCGAGATCGTCCAAGACCGCGGCCTACGCAGGTCGCTCATCGAGCTCGGCACCCGCACCGTGCAGGCCGGCTACAGCACCACCGGCGAAACCAGCAACCTCATCGAGCGGGTCGTCGCCGAATCCCGTGAACTCCGCGACCGCGGCATGGCCTCCGAAGATCTTCCCGTCGAGGACATCCTCGACTTCGTCAAGAAGGAGGACGTCTACGACTGGGTCGTGCCCGGCCTGCTCGAGCGGCAAGACCGGCTGATCCTCACCGCATCCGAAGGCGGCGGCAAGTCGACTCTGCTACGGCAGCTGTCCGTGACTCTCGCCGCCGGCATCCATCCGTTCGACACCTGGAAGACGATCGACCCCGTCCGAGTGCTCACCCTCGACTGCGAGAACGGCGAGGCGGCCTCCCGCCGCAAGTTCCGGCCCCTGCTCGCCGCCGCGGACAGCCTCGAGCAACCGGTGCGACGCGGCCAGTTCCACATCGAATGCCGCCCCTCCGGCCTTGACCTGACCAGGCCGTCCGACCGGGCGTGGACCATGCGCCGCGTCGAGAAGATCAAGCCCGACGTGCTGATCATCGGGCCCGTCTATCGGCTCCACGCCGGCAACCCCAACGACGAAGAGCTCGCCCGCAAAGTCTCCGTCGTCATCGACGAAGCCCGCGCCACCGCTGGCTGCACCGTCCTGATGGAAGCCCACGCCCCCCATGGCAACAACATGGGCCCGCGCTCACTTCGCCCGCTCGGCTCCAGCCTCTGGATGCGCTGGCCCGAGTTCGGCTTCGGCCTGCGCCCCGTCGAGGACGAGAAGTCGGCACAGAACGTCGAAGGCGCCCGCGGCCGTCGCGTCGTCCCCTGGCGCGGCAGCCGCGATGAACGCGACTGGCCGAACTTCATCAAGCAGGGCGAGCGCTGGCCCTGGATCTCCTACAAGCCCATCGACGCCGACCAGTTCAGCGGCTACAGCGAGACAGGAGCGATCTGGTGAACGAGTACAACAACTGGGAGGCGTACCTCGAGCGCCTCATCCAGGAGTGCGAGGACCGCGAGGCGACCGCGAACCTGCGCGGAGCCCGGACATCGGACGAAGACGCCGACGGCCAGCCCGGCATCACAGCCCTCCCGACGATCTACCGCGGCACTCAGTTCCGCTCCCTGCTCGAAGCCTGCTGGGCAGCAACCCTCGACTCCCTCCACATCACCTGGGAGTACGAGCCCCAGACCTTCCAGCTCGACTCCGGCGTGAAGTACCTCCCCGACTTCCACCTCACCGAGATAGGCGTCTGGCTCGAGGTCAAAGGCCCCGGCATTCCCCGCATCGAGAAGGCCTTCGAGCTCGGCAAGATGCTCGCCTGCGACTGCGACCCCCTCGCCTGCACGTGCGACTGGCCCGGCGGCGAGATGGTCATCGTCGGCCACCCGCCGACACCGATCGACCCGTGGACCCACGACGACTACCGCCACTGGCCCGGCCGCTCCAAAGCCAAGCTCGCACGGCGCCACGGCGGCTTCATCCGCTGGACGTCGACCCGGCGCCACAACTCGTGGCTGACGCGCTGCTCCGGCTGCGCCCGCGCGACCTGGGTCGAGGGAGCGGGCCTGCGTCGCTGCCCAGCCTGCGGCGGCGCCAACGAATCCACGCTCTACCGCGACTTCGAGAACCACTTCGAGTTCGTCCGCCTCCCCTGGCTTTCAGCCGCCTCCGTGCAGCCCGACGGCGACACCGAGGCCGCCTAACCCGCCCGCACCACCAACCCCGAGAAGGAGCACCGATGACCGCCCTGCACGATCACGAGCCCGCCCAGTTCTACTGGTCCGCCGACAGCGAGCACTGCCCTCACGAGCCCGAGCCGGAGCGCTACACCGACGCGTGGGACGAGTGGATGTGCAACCACCGCCCCTACGACGACGGCGTCATCTGCCTTGCCGCACCCGCCGGGATCGCCTGCCCGGCATGCTCCGCCGAGTCCGGCGACATGGTGCCGTGGGACCGCTGCGAAGGCCGCGACCACGCCCGCTCTGTCCGCGGCATCGCCCCTAGCCCGGATGCCGAACACCAGCCCGTGCAGGTCTGGGTCGGCGGCATCGACTGCCTCGAGCGCGAATGCGACGAGTACTTCACCGAGGCCGGCGACGACGACCCGACCGTCGAGGTCTGCTCCCACATCCGCGAGGAGACCTCGTGCAGCTGCCGGCGCCTCCCTGGCGGCGACTACGACCTCGAGCCCTGCCCCGCTGCCGTAGCCGCCTAGCTAACCCCCGTCGCGCGTTGTTCCCCGCCCGACGTCGCCGACCGGCCCGAAACCGGCGGCGCACCCCACCCCACCACCCGAGATGCCCACGGAGGAACCGCATGACCACTCGCCGATTCGCCGCCGCTACCCTGCTGGCCGCCTACATCGCCACCATCCCCGCCGCGAATTGGCTCGTGACCCGCTTCGGCGTTCAGCCGGTCGGCTTCGGCTACCTCGCCCCGGCTGGTGTGTACACCGTCGGTCTCGCTCTGGTCCTGCGCGATCTGGCCCGGGAGGCTGCGGGCCGTGCCGCGGTGCTGGCGGCGATCGTTGTGGGCGCTGCCCTGTCGTGGTGGCTGGCCGATCCGGCTCTGGCTGCTGCTTCGGCTGCGGCGTTCGCGGTGTCGGAGGCGATGGACTTCGCCGTGTACGAGCCGCTGCGCCGCCGGGGCCTGCTGACGGCGATGCTCGCCTCGAACGCGGTGGGCCTGGCCGCCGACAGCCTGATCTTCCTGTGGCTGGCGTTCCACTCGCTGGAGTTCCTGCCTGGCCAACTGCTCGGCAAGGCGTGGATGACGCTGGCCGCGGTCGCGGTGATCGCGGTCATCGGCCGTCGCCGTCAGGCGGTGGCGGCGTGACCGCCGAGGAGGGCACCAGGTTCTACCTGGGCACCCACATGCCGAACTGGCTGGCCACCTCGGACATACCGCTGTTCATCTCCCGTAATCGTCTCAAGGACCGCAAAACCTTCCCCCGCGCCAAGTCGCCGTGGGCGCTGGACTCCGGTGGGTTCACCGAGCTGCAGCGTCACGGCCGGTGGACCCTCACGCCGGAGGCTTACGTCGCCGAGGTCCGCAGGTACGCCGAGGCGATCGGCAAGCTCGAATGGGCCGCCCCGCAGGACTGGATGTGCGAAGAGGCCGTCATCCGCGGCGGCGTGCTCAACGGCATGACGTTCCACGGCACCCGTGAAGCCCGCGGGCTCGGCCCGTTCGACCCGGAGCAGGACCTGACGACCGCCGTGCGCATCCACCAGCGGTTCACGGTCGACAACTACCTCGAGCTGAAGCGCCTCGCGCCAGAGCTCCCGTTCATCCCGGTCCTCCAGGGCCAGAGCCTCGAGGACTACCAGCATTGCGCCCAGATGTACGCCGACGCCGGGGTCGACCTTGCCGCGCAGCCCGTCGTCGGCCTCGGATCCGTCTGCCGCCGCCAGGCCACCGACGAAATCCGGGAGATCGTGCAGCACTTCGCGGGCCAAGGTCTGCGCCTGCACGGCTTCGGCGTGAAGACCCAAGGCCTCGGCGCCTACGCGGACGATCTCGTCTCGGCTGACTCGATGGCCTGGTCGATGGACGCCCGCCGCTCCGACCCGATGCCCGGCCACACGCACAAGAACTGCGCCAACTGCCCGGACTGGGCGATCCGCTGGCATCAGCGCATCGTCCAGCAGCACCTCGACCCCGCCGCATGACCGCAGGACGGGCCGACGCCGCTGGTATCGGCGTCGGCCCGCACCCCGAACCCTCCCACGACCTGGAGCGCACGATGCCCGAGACCACCAACCCGCAGGCCGACGTCGAGGAGCGCGTCGCCCGTCACCTCGCCGCGAAGGACTGGGGCGATGGCGGCGTCCCCTGGGCGAGTGATCCGAACGGCGCGTCCTGCTCGCACTATCTGGCTGCGGCCCGTGAGGTGATCGCGCTCGTGCAGGCCGCGCCTGCCGGTCGTGCCGCCGAGTGGAGCGCCGCGGCCGACGTCGTAGCCGAGATGCGCGACACCACGGACGTGAACGTCGCCGAGTACCACCGCTACGACTTCCGGCAGCGCATCGCGCTCAGCGACGCGGAAAGCAGGCTGCGGCGCCGTGCCACCGAGCTGCGCCGCATGGCCGACGAGGCGCCCCAGCCCGAGACGCAGCCCGCCGCCGACTGCCCCTACGGCGAGGGCCCGGGTGACGGCTCCGGCTGCATCAAGCCCGCCGGGCACGCCGGGGACCACGTCGTCACCTCCGGCGTGGAGGTGGTGCCGTGCAGCCGAGCGGTACTTCATCAGCCGCACATTCCGCACGTGTGGTGGCCGCAGCCCGGAATGGTCTACGTCCAGTGCCCCGGGCACAGCCTCGACCCCGCCGCCGTGTCCCAGCCCGGCAAGGAGGCCCGGTCGTGAGCCCGGCCCGTGCCCCGCTGGTCATGGTCGACCCGCAGACGGCGGAGATCCTGTCCCGCTGCTACCGCGGCGAGATCCCGGGCGACGTGCTGGCCCGCGCGGTGCGGATGCTCGCCGACGCCGACGGCCACCTCGATACCCGCGGGCGGATCAAGCGCGGTGTTGGCGGGCGGCACGAAGTGCGGAGGCAGGCGTGAGAAGCCCCGGCTTCGAGGGCAAGCCGTTGAGCCCTGGCCAGTTGGCGGCGTTGCGGCTGGCCGCGTCCGGCTACACGAGCCGCCAGATAGCCGTGCGGCTGGGCACGACGGAGCAGGGCGTGCATCTGCGGCTGAAGGAGGCCGCGGTCCGGCTGGGTGCCAAGTCCCGGACGCACGCGGCGGTTGTCGCGGTCGCTTGCGGGCTGCTGCGGCCCGACGAACTCGAACTGCCGTCGCTGGGCGGTGAACCCCCGCGAGGGCCGCTCAGCGACGGCAGGAGCGCCCAGGAGCCCGCGCGGGCCGCTCGGGACGTCCGGGGGGCCGCGAGAGCCGCAGACAGGCGCACAGGGCCGCGAGGGGCGGCAGCGTGACAGGCGGCCGTCAGAGCGCCCAGGAGCCGGCCGGAGCACCAGGACCCCAACCCGGCCCCGAAAGGCCGTCAGAACCCGCACAGAGCCCGCAGGAAGGCCAACCCATGACCCAGGAGACCGCCGCATGAGCATGTCCGTCACCGAACTCGCCACCCTCCCCACAGCACCAACGATCTCCACCGGCCTGCGAGAAGCAGCCCAGTACGCCGGCCACGGCCCGTTCATGGCCCTCCGGCGAGCCCTGTTCGGCACCACGACCTTCGAGGACTTCATCACGGTCATCACACCGGAGCACGCCATCGCAGAAGGCGTCGCGCTCGTCCTGATCGGCGGCCTCGTCGACCCAGAGGTCACCGACCAGGGCTGGCCCGACGCGACCTGGCAGGCCGGGTACTTCTCGCAGCGCGTCCGCCGCGCCCACGAGGCCGTGTCCGGCTGGGCGGCAACCCACACCGCCGAGCAGCTGGCCCACCTCTTCGAGGCTGCCGCCGACCGCGCGGCGGCGATGGAGGCGGCGGCATGACCGACCAGATCCACGCCCCGTGGACGCCCGAGCAGGTGGCCGCCCTGAATCGCTTTCAGGCGGAGGGCGGCATGCACCCGTTCACCTGCGGCAACGACCACGCCACGGGCGCCCTGCACCTCGTCGCTCACGAGGACGGTTGGCACTGCTGGCTGCCCGACTGCGACTACCGACAGGACTGGGCGCACCGATTCATGGCCGACCCGAACGTGTGGCCGAAGCCGTTCTCGGACCTCCGAAAGGCGGCAGCGACTGAAGCGACCGAGCCCGCCACGATCACCGACCCGTCCTGGTCCGCGCGCTGCCGACCGCCGGGCTGCGGCGCCCAGCCCGGCGAGCCCTGCCGACGTCATGACGGCAGCGCGGCATCCGTCTCGCACGGGGAACGCTGGCGCGAGTACGACCGGCAGCAGAAAGCGCGCACCCAGAAGCACTCCGAGCCCGCCACCATCACCGACCCGGAATGGCTCCACCAGCAGTACGCCGCCGCCGTCCAGCCGCTGCTCATGGACAACCTGCCCAAGCCCATAGCCGCCGCCCGCGCCCGGGAGATCGCCGACACGGTTCTCAACGTCCGGGACCGGCACCTCGCCCAACTCCGGCAGCGCCTCCAGCTCGCCGACGTACAGCCCGAACTCGACCGGCTACGCGAGCAGGTCAAAGAGGCAGAGGCTCAGCGCCGGGAGTGGGAGGACACCGCCTACCGGCACGCGAAGCACTGGCGTGACGAGCAGGAGGCAAGCCATCGCCTACTCACCCAGCGACAGGACCTGGCCGCCGAACGGTATGTCTGGCAGGAACGTGGGGACCAGCTGGCCGCCACCCTCCGGCAAGCCCTCGACGCGTTCGAGGCGTACTGGGCGCGCGCCAGCTACGACGGGCCCGGCGAGACCGCCGTCCAGCCCGAACACCTCCGCGCCTGGCGCGCTGTCCTCGACGGCAAGGAGTAGCCGGCCACGACGACGCCCCCGCAGCCATACGGCTACGGGGGCGCTCTGTTGTCCGCCTACGCGGCTTCCTCCACCGCCGGCTTCTTCCCGTTGAGCACCTGCCGGATCCAGCTAGGCGTCAACTGCATCCGTGCTGCCAGTTCCTCCACCGGCACGCCCCGGCGGTAAGCCGCCCGCAACGCCCGATTCCGGCGGGCCTGCAGCCGTTCCCGCGCCGCCCTACCCGCCACCGTCCGGTGCAGCACCACCGCCAACCGCAGCAGCAGCCGGCCAGCCACGTCGTCCAACCTGCGTCGCACGTCGTCCCCCTGTCGTCGGTACGCCACCCTGCTGACGGTCCACGGTCAGACGGGTGTGCGTCGGCCGCAAGGGCGCACACGCCAAAGCCCCGCCCGTGCGAAACGGGCGAGGCTGCGGAGGCGTCAGAGCTCGGTCAGACCGCGGGCTGGCCGCTCCCCGGGCACATCTCGCGGCTCCCTTGCGGCTGGTGCGGCGCCATCGGCTGACCGGGCTCCGCACCACCGTAGGCGCCGCAGACCGAACAACACGCCGAGCACTGGGCGGGGTCGACATGATCGCGCATGGGCGGTTCTCCCTCATTCGACGGGAAGTTGCCGATGCGTCAGGTATTCCGCCGGAGGTCGCGGCGAATCCTCAGAACAGGCGAACGAACGCCTTCTCGCCATTGTGGAAGAAGACGGTGATCCCGGCGTCCTGCTTGCCGTCGCGGGTCGACCACACCTCGATGCGCTCCGTGTCCGCCGGCTCCGCAGCGCCGATCACCCCGGCCAGCCACGCGTCCGGCGCGCCATCCACCGGCGCAGCCTTGAACGCGGGCGGACCCGACTGAACGGCCGCGGTGGGCGTGTCGTGCTTCGCTCCGTCCGCCAGCTGACCGATCACCTGCCAGCGCAAGTCACGACCGCCCACAGAGACGGCCACAGCGAACGACTGCGGACCGCCTTCCAACACCTCCACCCGCTGCACACCAGGGGTGTTCTTCAGCAGGTCAACCAGAAAATCTCGGTAATCCAAAGGGCGCATATGGGATCAATTCCTCTCACGGTGGGGCCCGGCCAGTCTAGTGAGACAGCCGAGCCCCGGCAGGATTAGGGACGCGTCCGTGACATGTAGTCGGAGCGGACCGCGACCAGGCGCGCGTGCGTCTCTCGCATCTGCTCCAGGCGGTCAGACAGCGTGCGGATCACCGTGGCCAGACCGTCAGGGTCCAGGCCGTCGATGAAGTGGTCGTCGACCAGCTCGATGACGGCGTAGGGCAGCCGCTCGGCGATCTTCGGAGACCACGGCTCCACCTTGACCACCGTGTCGAGAACCTTGAACTCCTCCGGCTCACCGTTCTCATTCACCGGCAGCGTCAGCGGATCCGACCAAAACCAGCACCAGATGTCCTCCGGCGCCGCCGGCGAGCCCTCGTCGGACGAGTGGTCGCGGGTACAGCCGGCCATACAGGTGACGGTCTGCGGGCGACCCGTGTGACGGTTCACGAACGACCATGTTCGGGGAGCGTCGGGCGAGGCGACGGCAGGCTCGGGGGTTGCTACAGTCACGGATGTAGTCCCTTTCTGGAGAGACGGATTGCGGATCAGCGGCGGACACCGCTGGTTGATGAACTGGCCGGGCGTTGGTAGCGCCCGGCCGTTCGCGTCTTCAGGTCCAGCTTGCCGCAGCCGATGACGCCGCAGACTGGATCAAGCATCGGCAACAGTCGTTGCCATAGAGTGGGGCTGACCAGCGACTTTGCAGGTCGCGGGGTCTATCCGATCATTGTGCGGTACACCCCCTGCACCCCCTCCGGGATCACCGCAGGTAGGCGAAGTCGAGCCGAAGACCGAAACTCGACGGTGATGGCGCGACCAGAAACGACGCTAGATCAAAACCAGACGCCGGCCCGGCCACCGGATTACGAACCAGCCTCCGCGGGAACGCCCTCCCACCAGCAGGAACGCGCGGTTTGGCAGAGGCGATAGGATGCGCTACCCGTCCCGAGCAGCGCCCCGAAGGTCGAAACGGTGGACGGAACGGCGGGAACTCGGCCGTGGGGGCGGCATGCGCACGAAGTGCCCGAACCCCCGGCGGAGGTAGGCGTATCGCCGGTTGGTGAGCTTCTTCACGGCGGAGATCGCGGTGCCGGGCCCTACATCCGCCCGGGCGGCCAGCTCATGGGGGCCCGGGATTCGATAGCCAACAGGCCAGCGCCCGCTGTCGATCTCGCTCTGCATGAACTCGGCGAGCAGTATCGCCTTCGTGCGGTTGTCCGTCGCGAGAGACGGCCAGTCCACGTCGCCCAGTGTGATGTCGCCGAAGTTGTGGGCGCGGTTGTACTTCGGCTTCTCGGACTTGATCGCATTGAATTCGGCAGCTAGCGCGTCTGCGAGCGTGTCGTGCCACTCGACTCTGTAGTCGGTGGCCTCCTGGTCCCAACGGCTATTTGCGTGCGACTCCCTGCGCTGCTTCACGTCGCCCGTGATCCCGATGTACAAGGGGCGTCCGTCGGCGTCGAGGTAGCGGTAGAGCGCGGTGCGCTCAATGTCGGCCATGGGTTCCCTTCGAGCGGATAGACAGGGGTGTCCCCAACCCGAGGTGTGCTCACTGTCACACCCCGACTACGAAGAACCGTACCGCTCTAGAGCAATCAAAGCCACCCTGTCCGCAATGTCGGGCCGCGGCACCCATTGACCAGCGGAGATGTAGAGCAGGTAGCGTTGCTCTAGATGAATCCGTCCCAAGGAGAGCCCGTGCCACGCAAGCCCGGCGAGACGCACAAGTATCGGGAGATCGCCGACGGCCTGCGCCGGCGTATCGCTGCCGGTGATTTCGAGGTGACGCGCAAGCTCCCCGGCGAACGAGGTCTGCGTGACCACTACGGTGTTTCGTTGATGACCGTGCGACAAGCCCTCGGCGTGCTGCGCGACGAGGGGCTCATCGAGTCTCGCCAGGGGGCGGGCTGGTATCTCGCCGAGTGGAAGCCCATCGTTCGGAGGGCGCTGAAGCGGCTGTACCCCGACCAGTGGGAAGGGGTTCCCTCGATGTGGGACGTCGACGTGGAGGGGCGCGAGTGGGCGGTGATCGAACCGCAGGTCGACTTTCCTCGGGTGTCCGCCGATGTTGCACGCGTGCTTGGCCTGGCGCCCGACTCCAATGCATGGAGGCGTGATCGGAAGTACGCCGTCGACGCGGTGCCTGTCATGCGGGCTACCTCGTACATCCCGGACGAGTTCGCGCGCGGCACGCGCATCACTGAGGTCGACACTGGGGATGGCGGCATTTATGCGCGACTGTCCGAGGCTGGCCACGGCCCCGTGGAGTTCGTCGAGCAGTTCCGCAGCCGCCTGGCAACTCCCGTAGAGGCGGACGACCTAGGTCTGGCTGTCGGCGCCCCGGTGATCGAGCAGCATCGACTGGCGATGCAGGATGACGGGCGCGTCGTGGAGTTCAACCGAATGATTCTGGACGCTTCTCGATTCCTGCTGGTGTACGACGTGAAGCGTTGACCTGCAGAGATGAGCCCCCGCCCTTGATGGGCGGGGGCTTTTTCGTTGCCTGAATTTCCACTGCTTGCTCTAGGGCACTTGCTTTGCTCTAGAGCGACTGCTTCCATGGAGTCGTCCACCCCAGTCGACCGCAGGGGAGCACCTAGTGACGCCTGTCTCCGTCGCCCCCACGGGCGGCTACCTGACCACCGGAGAGGTCGCCATACGCATCGGCGGCACCCCGCAGCACGTGCGTGAACTGATCAAGTCCGGCCGCATCGAGGCGATCGACATCGCCAAGGGCCACGGCCGCCCCCGGTTCCGCGTCTCCGAGGCCGCGCTCGCCGCGTTCCTCGACAGCGCCGCCGTCCGCACCACCACTCAGCCCGCTACCGAGGAGGCGGCATGACCACCGCGACCCCCACCACCCCCACCGCCCACTTCGCTTCCCTCGCCTCCGCCCTGGAGTCCGGCGACCGTGAGGTGCTCGCCCGCACGTTTGGCGAGATGGCCGATGAGCTGATGGAGCTGGCGGCGAAGGTGCCGTCCGAGGAGCTCTGGATGTTCGTGGGCCGCCTGCACGAGTCCTTCTACTACGAGGCGCTTGCGCTGCGTGAGCCGGTGAAGCCGGCGAAGCGCCGCTGGTGGTCCAAGGCGGTGACGGCATGAGCACCACGACCCAGCCGATGTCGCCGGCCGATCACCTGACCCACGACCTCGCGTCCTACGTCCGCTCTACCTGCCCGGCGCGTACCGATCGAGGCATGCGCACCCCGACCGGCGACTACATGACCTGCGCGGGCGGCCACGCCGTGGATGACCCGCACGGCGCCCCGTTCGGCACGTCCGGATGGCTCACGTGGACGGACCCCACCGCCCCGCTTCCGTCGCTCGCCGCTGCTGCGATGGCGTCCCTGGAGGCGCGTCTCGCCGGCCCGTCCGTGGTTCGCGCCGTGGCCGTGTACGAGACGGCCGCCACTCACGTCGCCGACCTCGCCGCGGTTGCCGAGTCGGGCCGGATGACGGACCTGGACGCGGACAGTCTCGCCGTCGCCGAAGACCTGATGGCCGGCGCCCGCAGCCGCCTCGCCGCCGCCGGAATGCTGCACCTGGTCGAGGCGGCGTGATGGGCCGCATCGACCTGACGGACCACGACCGCTACCGGATCGAGGCCGCCCGCCGGGAACTGGCCGCTGTTGAGCAGCTGGACATGGCGGACGACCGGGCGATGGCTCGCATGATCGGCCGCCTGGAGGTTGTGCTGCAGCAGCTGCTGGAGATGCTCGACGAGGCCGGGGGCGTGTGATGGCCCGCAAGGTTCTCGCCGAGTCCCCGGCCGGCCACCCCCGCGGCCAGTTCCCGGCGGAGGAGCAGGCGCAGACGTTCCGCGACCAGGGCATCCCGGTGACCGTCGTGCAGGACATCCGTAACGACCGGTTCCTCGTCATCGCTTCGGACGAGGAGGTGGCGTCGTGACCCGCCTGACCGACGCCGAGCGCGCCGAGCTGTCGAAGAAGGTCGCCGACGCCAACAAGCGCAGCGAGAACCGGCCCCGCTAGACCCCCAAGACCGCCGCGGGCGGGTCGACAACCCCCCCCGTCTCCGCCCGCGGTGCCCCACCCCCGCATCACCCCCACGCAACCCCATGACCTGAAAGGTCCCGTGATCCCCCATGTCTCCGTTCATCCTTTCCGACGCCGATCTGGCCACCAAGACGGATCTCGCTGCGCTGCGCCGGGCCCGTATCACGGTCGCCGATGCGCACGACGAGTACGCGGCCACCCTGATCGACGACTACCTCGCGGCCCGCTCCGGCGGCGACGTCGGCCAGATGGCGCTGATCCGTGACCACGCTGCCGCGTTCGACCCGCAGCTGGTCGACGAGTTCGACGGCTTCGACTACCCGGCCGCCGCCTGACCGCACCACAGCCCCGGCATCCAGCCGTGAGGGCGCCGCATCGACTGCGGCCCGGGGCACGCACCACGACCCGTCCACCGCGTCGAAGGAGACCAATGACGATCAACAAGCGCGACCGGGTGACCGTCGTGTCCAGCCCGGACGCGCCCGGCCTGGTCGGCCGGACCGGCGAGGCCTGGCCGACCGGCGACGGGCGGGTGCAGGTCGACGGCATCCGCGACCCGCACCTCGACCTGGCGCTCGGGACGCCGACGTTCACCGAAGACCAGCTCCGCAAGGCCTGACCGGCTGCCCGATCCGCCACCCCCAACCCGAGAGGACTGATCCACATGCGCAGCAACTTGACCAAGGCCGCGAAGGACGCCCTGTACACGGCGGCCATCGGCCTGGAGATGAAGGCGGGCCGGGAGGCGGACGGCCGGCCCCTCGACCGGGCCGAGCTCGCCGGCTTCAACGCCGACCAGGCCGCCGCCCGCGCCCTCGGTTTCACCGACGCCGACATTCGCGCCTACCAGCGCGCCCTTCCGGCGAGCTGATCGGCTGTCTGTCCGCCCCGGACCCCCGCCCGGGGCGGGCGGAGAACCGACGCAGCAACCCCCGCCATCCGTTCCGACCCTGTGTGAGGTCGTCATGCTCCGCACCGTTTTCTGGCTGTTTCTCGCGGCTTACCTGGTCACGATCGGCCTGTGGCACGCCGCCGCAGCGCCCGTGTCCCTCGCTTTCGCCGGACTGGCCGTACTCGCCGGCCTGGTGCCCACCTACCTCTGGGTGTTCGCTGCTGGCGCCGTCTGGCTGCGTCACCGCCGGACCGTCGTCATCCAGCCCGCCACCGCCTAACCGACCCGAGACCCGAGAGGACACCGATCCCCGTGACCGCCGTATCCGTCGAAAAGGTCAACGGCACGCCGAAGACCTCGCCCGAGCCGCGATTTGACCCGCGCGCACTGGCCGAGGCGGAGGCGATCCGTACCCGAGCCGCCGCCGAAGCCGACGCCCTGCGCACCGAGGCGGCGGGCAAGGCCGAGGCCGAGAAGATCCTCGCCGTCGAGAAGGCCGAGAAGGAGCGCATCGCCAACGAGCGCGCCGCGATGCGGCTGGAGAAGGAGAAGGCCGACCACCTGGCCGCCCTCGCGAAGAAGGCTGCCGAGACGGCGAAGCACAACGCCGAGCAGGCCAAGTCCGAGAAGGCGGAGAAGGAGGAGGCCGGGCGGGAGGCGCAGCAGCTGGCCGAGCAGGAGCGCAGCGAGCGCTGGTGGAGGTGGGGCGCCCGCGGCATTTACGCGGTCGGCCTGATCATCGCCGCGCCGGTGCAGTTCATGCACTTCTGGGACCGGGCCCGCCCGTTCCTGATTGCTGCGCCTGCGCTCCTCGAAGGCCTCGCCCTCGTCCTTGCGTTCGGTGCCGCGTGGGCGGTCGCCCACCGGCGGGATGTCGCCCCCTACCGGGTCGGCATCATGCTCGGCGCCGCGATCGCCGCAGGGATCAACATGTACGGCGGCCTGTCCGACCCGCGGATCGGCTTCAACGCCGGCCTGATCGGCGCTATCGCCTCCCTCGGCGGGCCGATCGTGCTGATGGCTTACGAGCACGGCATCGCCCAGAAAGCTGATGGGATCCCGTCGTGGCGGGAGCGGCGGGCGGCAGAGAAGAAGGCTGAAGCCGAGGAGGCTGCCCGAGCGAGTGCGGCCAAGGCCAAGGCGGAGACGGAGGCGAAGGCCGCGGCTGAGAAGGCGGCTCGGGAGCAGGCTGCCGCGGAGGAGCAGCAGCGGCGCGACACCGACCGCCGCGAGCAGCACCCGGACGTGTGGGAGGTTGCCGACGCGCTCCGCTCCGCCCGCGGTTCGCAGTACGTCACCGAGCAGATCTGGGCCGAGGCCTGGCTCCTCGTGACGGGCTGCAAGACGGTCGGAATCCGCGCCGAAATCGAGGCGCAGTCGCAGGCTGCGCAAGCCCACATGCGGACCGTCACCGAAGCCCCCGTTCTGGGGTCGTTGTCGCTGATCGAATCCCAAATCAAGGGGCGCCAGAAGCGGGATCCCGAAGCGCCGGATGGGCGCCGCAACAACGGCGGCACGCCGCCCGTTCGTCGGCCCGGCGACACCAAGCCGTACAGCGAAGGAGCGAGGCGGCAGATCGGGCGAGAGACAGCTGCGCGTAACACGCAGGAGGCGTCCGAATGACGGCCCTTACCTACGTCATCACCCACCCCAACTTCCGTGCCGTGAAGATCGGCTACACGACCCCCACGGCGACCCGGCTGGAAGAGTTCGGCCGGCGCGGATGGGAGCCCTACCGGGCACTTGAGGTCACCAACTCCCGGATCGCTCGACAGATAGAACAGATGGCTCTCTTCGAGATTCGGCACCGTCTGTTCGTCCCGCCCTACCTGACCCGGAACGAGATGCGGGAGTTCGGGTGGACGGAGACGTCGAGCCTCGGCTTGATCTCGGCTCGCGAAGTCTGGGACATCGCCTGCCAGCAAGCCGGCCTCCTTTACCTCTCGCCGCACGTGACGGGCCCGGCAGACGGGCGCCGAAGGAACGGCGGAACGCCTCCCCGCCGCGTCCGCGGCGACACCCTCCCGAACAGCCGTATGGCCCGCACTCAAGCTCGCATCGAACAGACCGCACCCTGGAAGGGACTGACACTCTGATGGCCACCCCGCTGACCGACGAGCGCCCGCCGCTGACGCTCGTCCCGCCGCCCGCCGAGATGCCCGTCTTCAAGGACGCCGCGGCCGGCCGCTCGACGTGGATCGAGTCGGCCAAGACGGTCGCCGAGACCACCAACCGGATCGCCACCCTGGCCCTGCTGCCGCACACCTTCCGCGGCTACCGGCAGCTCGGCCGCCGCTGGGTCGAGCGCTACCACAACCACTACCCGCAGCTGATCGCTGACGCCGACCAGGCCGTGCGCGACGCAGCCGGTGACCCGAATGTGGCGGGCACCTGGAAGCGCAAGGCCGACGACTACCGCGCCGACTACAGGCAGCACCGCAAGGCGTTCCTGGGCAAGACCGCGGGCGTGTCCGGAGCGGTCGCCGGGGGAGTCGGCTTCGGCGCCGTCACCGGCAGCTTGTGGCTCGACCTCGTCGCTGGCCTCAGCGCCTGGGGGCTCGGCGCGTTCCACGGCCGCGACCGCAGCCAGCCCGGCGTGGAGCCGCTGCCGGCTGGGCCGCGCGGCGAGCGATACGACGGGCGCGTACTCGGCGAAGCCGACCTCGTCACCGCCCTCGTCAAGTCGGGGATCATCAGCGACGCCCAGCGTGACGAGACCCGCCTCGTCGGCATCATCCAGCCGTCCGGCCCCGGCTGGACCGCCACAGTCGAACTGCCCGGCGGCATGAAAGCCTCCACCGCCATCTCCCGCGCAGAGGAACTGGCCTCGGCGCTCAGGGTGAAGAAGTCCCAGGTCGAGATGCACGCCGACTTCTCCGAGGACGGCCACGAGGGACGGTTCGTGCTGTGGGTCGCCAACGAGGCCAACCCCTACGGATCCAAGCCGGTACCCTCGCCGCTGCTCACCGCGGACCGACTGGACTTCTGGCAGTACGGCGTCCCGCTGGGCACCGACGCCCGCGGCGGCCGGCACATCTTGGAGCTGGTGTGGTGCTCCATCCTGCTGGGAGGTCTGCCCGACTACGGCAAGTCGTTCCTGGCCCGGCTGGTGGCAGCCGCTGCCGCCCTCGACCCGTACATGACGGTCCACGTGGCAACCGGGAAGGCGGGCCCGGATTGGGCTGCTACCAAGCAGTTCGCCGTCTCCTATGTTGCTGGCAACACCCCTGCGAAGATTCTCGCCTTCTTGGATCTGCTGAATGAACTGATCGCTGACATGCAGCAGATCGGTGAGCGCCTGGAGCAGCTCTCTGAGGAGCACCCGGAGCAGTGCCCCGAGGGCAAGCTCACCCCCGAGCTGGCGAAAAAGTGGAAGCGCGGCCTGACCCTGCTGATCGTGGACGAGCTGCAGGAACTCTTGGACGCCGCCGCCATGATGAAGATCAAGACGGATGACGACCCGGACAGCAAGGACCGCGGGCGCAGCGGCAAGGACGTTCTCGTCGAGACGATGGCCCGGTTCGTGCGCGTCTCCCGGTACGCGGGCGGCATGGGCCTGTTCATCACCCAGCGTCCCGACGCCACCAGCGTGCCGACCATGCTGCGTGAGGTCTGTCGCAAGCGGGCCTGCTTCCGAGTCAAGGGCGCGGCCAGCTCGCGGATGGTCCTCGGCGACGACGCTGTAGCTGCGGGCGCCGCACCCCATATGCTGCTCGACTCGCAGAAGGGCGTCGTCGTCCTTGACCAGGGCGGCGAAGAGGGCCATGTCACCCTGCGGACCGACTTCATGACGATCCCCGAGTTCCGCGAGATCTGCCTGCGCGGCCGTCAGTTGCGCGTCGACGCCGGCACCCTGACCGGGTTCGCCGCCGAATACGGCAAGGCCGACCTTGAGACAGCAGCGCGCAAGGAGCTGCTGACCAACTGTCTGACCGTCCTCGACGCCGACGGCGTCGACCGGGCCCGCACCTCGCGGCTGCTGGAACTGCTGATCACCGACCAGCCCGACCGCTACCAAGGCCTGACCGAGCCCGAGCTGCAGGCCCGTCTTCGGGAGGCTGGCGCAGGCGTAACCCGCAAGCTCGGCCCGCTCGACGGCATGGCCAACCCGAACGGCTACACCCGCGAGCAGCTCACCGAGGCCCTCAGCAAGTAGGCATACCGCCCGGTCGAGGCCCGGTCAGTGCGTGGTCTCGAACCGGTATGACCCGGTATGTGACCCGGTCGGGCCGTGCTTCGGCGCGGTCGATCGACCGACTGGCCGCGCCCTCGACCGGGTCACATACCGCCGCAAAAGCGCCGTCTATCGGGCGTCGACCACCCATCTAACCGCCCAAACCAGGGCAAAGCTCACCGCGCATCGGACAGGAATCGAACGGAGCCCCGCATGTCCCAGAACCAGCACGCCCAGATCGTCAGCGCCTACGAGCGCACCGTCCAACCCCACATGGCCCGCGGTGACAAGAAGGCGGCAGCCCGCGGGATCCAGGCCCTTGTCAACCGGTACGGCACCGACGCCGTCGAGACCGCCCTCGAAGACCTGGTCCTCCAGTACGAGCTCCGCAACCTCTAACCCCACCAACTGCAAGGAGATCCGCTATGCCCAAGACCTGGAGCCCCGGCGACGCGAAGAGGTTCGCCCGGCAGGCACAGCTCGGCAAGACCTACTACACGGTCAACTCGCACGCCCGGAACCTCGGCCCCTACGAGGACACCCACACGTACAGCGAGCACGTCTTCACCGCTCGGCGGCCCTTTACCAACACCCCGTGCTCCGGCTCGGTCGACGCGGTGACCCTGTGCCAGAACTTCGGCCCCGTCTACGAGCAGCCGCCTGCCGGGCTCCGCAACATGGCCGGGCCCGCCCCGCAGGTCGCCGGACCGCTGCCGCACGGCTACGAGGGCGTCCTCGACGAGGCGGAGATCCGAGGCCTGGAGAAGCGCAACCGCGACGCCGCAGCCCGCCGCGACCGGGGTCGCCGCAGCTGGTTCTGACCCCGCCGGGGCGCCCCTCGAATGCCTGGAAGCGACCGGGGGCGCCCCGCACCTCCCAGCCCGAATCACAGCGAACGAGGAGATCATCATCATGGCACCACGCATGACCGACCAGGAATGGGAGGCCCAGAACGGCGCCCTCTCACCCAACGAAGCCCGCGTTCGGTGGCGTCCAGCGAAAGGTCAACTGCCCCGAGTGCCGCGGGAACGGCAAGGCCAAGCGATGACCACGATCACCCGCGCACTCGCAACCCGGCCGGCCACCCTCGACATCGACGACCGGCTCGCCCTGGCCTCGCTCGCCATGGACGACCGGCTCGCCACCGCCGTCCTCGCCGTCGATATCAATAGCGCACACATCCCCGTCAAGGCGCCCGAGATCACCGCGCCGCTGCCGCTCACCCCCACCCTGGCACCCAGCCCGTACCGGACGCCGATAGCCGGCCTGCTCCACCGGGCCCGCAACCGCATCGCCGCCGACGGATGGTGCCGCGACGCCCTGCACGACGACCAGGGCGCCGTCTGCCCGATCCGGGCGATCCGCCTCGAAGCCGCCAGCCGCCACCAGGCCGATGACGCCTGCGTGACCCTCCTCGAATCCATCCAGCGCACCTTCCGGACGGAGACGATCCCGTCCTGGAACGCGGCCCAGACCAGCCCCGCGCCCGTCCTGCTCGCCTTCGACCGGGCCGCCGAACTCGCCTACAACCGCAGCCTCTGACCCGAAAGGAACCCGCATGGGAATCAGCATCAGCCACGGCGTCCCGTCCACCCGATCCG